TAGACTCAGATGGTTGGGGCGACGCATGCGACACCTGCCGCACTAGTTGGAATCCAAATCAATTTGATAGGGACGCTGATGGTCTTGGGGATTCTTGCGACGAGGATCTAGACGGAGACTCGGTAATTAATTCTGAAGATAATTGCTCAGATGTGGGAAATCCAAGTCAAACTGACACCGACGGTGACGGTTGGGGCGATGTCTGCGATTCTGATGATGATAATGACGGGGTTTTAGACCTAGTTGACGAGTGCCCACTCCTTCACCGTCGTGACTATACCAAAAACATGCAGTGTGTAACGGATCATGACAACGACGGTGTTAATGACCATGCAGATAATTGTATCTCCGTCTACAATCACCACCAAATCGACTCAGATAGAGACGGCATTGGGGACGAGTGTGACTTTGATATGGACGGCAATGGAATCTCAGACGTATCTGAGTGGAGTCCGGACGATTATTGCGCGAACGGGGCAGTAGGTTTCGTCAACGCCGCAGAATGCGAGGAAGTGGGAAAGACCGATGTGGTGGGCTCTGGAGAGGAATTGACGGGGTGTAACGTTTTGCTCCCACAGCCATTGGTACTCCCTTTTCGGAGATAATAAATGAAGATCTTAAAGCATATCCCTGAATGTGAGCAGATTCTCACCCCAGAAGCCCTCGAATTCTTAACTAAGTTAACTGAGGGTTACGGCCAAAAGATTAAAAATCTATTGAATCTGCGCAAAACTGGCTCAAAGACAACATTTCTCTCAGCCACACAGTCAATTCGTGAGGATGATTGGACAGCAGCTGCAATTCCTGAGGATATTTTAGATCGGCGAGTTGAGATTACGGGACCGGTTGATCGAAAGATGATCATTAATGCTATGAATTCTGGGGCTAACGTCTTTATGGCTGACTTCGAGGATTCAAACTCACCAACATGGGAAAATTGCATCCTAGGACAGGTTAATCTTCGCGACGCAGCCGTAAAGACAATTGAGTATCACGATAATGTAAAGAACAAACACTATAAACTAAATAGTGAAACAGCCACATTATTCGTTCGCCCCCGCGGGCTGCACCTAACCGAGAAGCACTTGACTCATAATGGCGAAGCTATTCCAGCCTCATTATTTGATTTTGGATTGTATTTCTTTCACAACGCTGCATCACTAATAGAACAGGGAACACGCCCTTATTTCTACCTTCCAAAACTGGAACATTTCCACGAAGCACAACTTTGGGCCGATATCTTTGCCTTCTCTGAGAGAGAATTAGGGATTGAGCATGGTACCATCCGTGCAACAGTACTTATAGAGACGCTGCCAGCAGCATTCCAGATGGATGAAATCATTTATGCCCTCCGTGAATACTCTGCTGGACTCAACTGTGGTCGATGGGACTATATCTTTAGTTATATCAAAACTTTACACGGAGATTCAGCCTGTTTGGTACCAGATCGGGACCAAGTTACGATGACTCAGACCTTCATGCGTACATATAGCGATTTGCTGGTACACACGTGCCATCGTAGGGGTGTTCACGCCATGGGAGGTATGGCGGCTCAAATCCCCATTAAAAACGATTCTGAGTCCAATGAGAGGGCTTTAAACAAAGTTAGAGAAGATAAACTGCGGGAGGTCCAAAATGGACATGACGGAACCTGGGTTGCACATCCAGGATTAGTACAAATTGCAAAAGAGATTTTTGACGAGCATATGCCAACTCCGAACCAAATTAGCCGACAGACAGAAAATACAGCTTTCGAGGAGGATTTAGTAAAACCCCCGAAAGGAACGTTTACCGAATTTGGACTACGTAAGAACATTGAAGTCTCACTCCGTTATTTGAATTCGTGGCTAGCAGGAAATGGGTGTGTCCCAATAAACAATCTGATGGAAGATGCTGCGACAGCAGAGATATCAAGAGCACAGATTTGGCAATGGCTGAAGTATGACGTAGTACTGGATACATACCAAGTCGTGACGCCCGATTATTTCAACGAGGTGCTGGACGAGGTAAGTGAAGAAGTTTCCAGTACCGAAGAAGCAACTGGATTGTTAAGGAACTTCTGCTTAAACGAAACATTAGATGATTTTTTAACTATAAAGGCTTATGAATTACTATGAGAAACGACGATATCATCAGACCATACTCATCTGTAGACGTATTACGACTGAGAGGTTCAATACAGGAGAGCTATACAGTGGCCACAAGGGCTGCTGAGACACTTTGGGGACTATTAGAGTCCAAGCCCTATGTGCACGCCATGGGGGCTGTGACGGGCAACCAGGCTATGCAAATGGTAAAGGCTGGGATGGAAGCAATCTACTGTTCAGGCTGGCAGGTAGCTGCCGATGCAAATGATTCACACGAGATGTACCCTGATCAAAGCCTGTACGCCGCTCACAGCGTCCCGATGCTTGTACAAAAGATCAATAACGCTTTTCGTCGAGCAGATCAGGTTGAGTGGCTTGAGAATAACTGCCAAACTCAACGTGAGTGGTTTGCTCCTATCATAGCCGACGCTGAGGCTGGCTTCGGCGGCCCCTTAAATGCATTTGAACTGATGAAGTCAATGATTCGAGCAGGAGCAGCAGGCGTACACTTTGAAGACCAGCTTAGTTCTGCTAAGAAGTGCGGTCATCTGGGAGGAAAAGTACTTGTTCCGGCTTCTGAGTTCATTAAGAAGCTTATTGCAGCTAGATTAGCGGCAGACGTCATGAATACTCCCACGGTACTTATCGCTCGCACTGACGCCAACAGTGCCAGGCTGCTAACGTCTGACGTTGATCGTGAGGATACCCCATTCATTTGTTCTGGAAATATTACTAGCGAGGGTTTCCGACATATTTATGGCGGTATTGATATGGCTATCAATCGGGGACTCCAGTACGCCCCATATGCTGATTTGTTGTGGTGCGAGACTGGAAAGCCAGATTTAGATGAAGCTAAGCAGTTTGCTGAGGCTATTCACGACAAGTATCCCAATAAAATGCTAGCATATAATTGCTCGCCATCGTTCAACTGGAAGAAAAACCTAGACGATAGCACAATTGCTAAGTTCCAACGAGAACTTGGGGCGATGGGATATAAATTTCAATTCATTACCCTCGCCGGTTTTCATAACCTGAACTACAACATGTTTGAGTTGGCCCGCGATTATGAGAAGAGAGACATGTCTGCGTATTCGGCACTTCAAGAGAAAGAGTTTGAATCTGAGAAACACGGATACACAGCAACAAAGCATCAGAGAGAAGTGGGAACAGGCTATTTTGACTTAGTTGCTCAAACAATATCTCAGGACTCTTCTACGTTAGCCCTAGACGGCTCGACAGAAGAAGAACAATTTTAGAAAAACACTTGACACCGTTCCTCAAACCGTGTATTATATTACTATGATTTGGGGAAGTGGTGGAATGGCATACACAGGAGACTTAAAATCTCCCGCCCCCGGGCTTGCGGGTTCAAATCCCGCCTTCCCTACCATAAATTTAACTGAAGGAGGTTATTATGTTTAAAACACAGGCAGCAAGAACACTAGTGGGTTTCCTACTATTGATATTGTTTAATTTTACGTGCTTCTGGAGTATCACTAGCGATGCTGCCGAAGCTGCCAAAGGTACTTTGGTGCTATATTTCGCACTCGGTGGTCTAGCGACTACTTGGTTTGTTATTGATGATTGGGTTAAGAAAGGAGAAGCTTAAATGAGCAATGTAATTCAAATTGAATCTTATAAGGACGATGAAAAGAAGGAGGTAATTCTTTCAAAAGAAGAGCACGTAAAGAATTACCTTAAGGATCTTGTAGCCACTGAGGATGCTATGGCACCCTTCAAAGAACACAAGAGGGATGTGCGCAAATCTTACATTGACGAGGGTTATCTGACCAAGGAAGAGATTTGGGCGGCCGTCAGAGCTTACCGGATGATTAAAGACGAGAAGGATATTGACGCACTTGTTGAAGCTTACGAACAAGTAAAGAAGATGATTCTTTAGGACGGCGGAGGTAAGGAGGGTGATCACGGAAGAAGAGATTAAAGAGGTTCTTAAATTTGTCGAAAAAGACAAAAGATTTGGAGTAGCCTTCCGCGGCGCTTTATCACAAATCAGACACAAGCTTTATCTTGACTCTCTCGGCTACAAAGTTGAAGTCACAGAGTCCGACAATGCTGGAAATCCAGACTTTATTATAAATGGAAAAACAATGGAACACAAAAGAGCAAGAAATGAAGCTTATCCTGATGGATGTCTAAAAGCCGAGTTCCAGAAAAGTAGAGGAAAAGTACCAGATAGGCTTTATGACAACGCATTTTCTGATTTTGTTTCTGTTGATGTGAGTGAACATACAGGAGTAAAAAATGATTATCGTTACGCTCGAACCAATGAACTTCGGTGCCATAGGACTTATCGGAATAAAATTGCTTCTATGCAAAAAATAGAAAAGACATGGGTTTCAGATTTACAACTTTTGTTGGAAAACAAATGATCGTCTTACTTTGGATAAACTTTCCTTGACATTTGGTTTTTAATCTGGTATATTAAGAACATGGGCGATTATCTCCTCGGTCTTATAAACCGTAGAAAGAGTAGCAGGTCACACCTGGGTTCAAGCCCCAGATCGCCCACCAGAGTAAAGAAATGAGAGTAAAAAGAGTTACACCAATCAGCAGGACAACCATGAATGGACAACAAAGATATCTCGAAGAATATGAGAAGTATAAGCACATTGAGATCACCCCGGGTGAATACCACCTGAAGTCCAATCCGACCATCAAGCTTGTTGTAATCAGTATACACGAAGATATTGGCCGGGTTCTTGTTAAGACGGTGAAGTCTGGGAACGAAAGAGAGCGTACGCTCCATTGGTGCAGGAAAAATTTAGTGCCTATCAGATGACCAACCAACTAACTAATAAAGAGAGCGAGGGAATTCAACCTATGGCGACAGCAGCGGATCTACGAGCACTTGCGAAGCAAAAAAGCTTTGTAGAAAAGGTGGCTCTAGCAGAAGTTATCTGCGGTGAGGAGAGTGATAAGTTGTTTTTGCGGGAAGGTGTCCGATACAAGTTTCTTGAGTTTGATGCCGAAGTAAAGCTCGTCATAGTACAGCAGTTGATGCCCTTTGACACAAGACTAACGCATACCATGATAGTCCCCCTTAAAGAAAGAGTCTCCTCAGAAGTACACAAGCGGTGGCATGTAACCATCAAAGTTAGGAATAGTATTTGGCAGGGCAAGACGAAAACGGCAGCGTCGTCAAGATAGATGAATTTTAATTTCGATTATAAGTCATATCTACAAGGATATGGATGCTATACTGAACGAGTTATAAAAGACGGCCGTCAGATTGGGTTTTACACTGTACAAACTCCTGGGAATGGGCTGATTGTTTCATTTCGAGAGTATGATACAGAAGATTCGTCCTGGCGCACGAGGCGACCAACCGTGGTCAGACAGAAGATTGGAATAGCGGTACCGCTCCTTAGCGCCTCTCTGGAAAGAGAGGTCGACCGCGCGACCGCCCTATTGCTTGAAGAACTTGCCGTCGGAGCACAAGATGAGTGAAAGTAGGAGACTTAGTCATGATCGACAGTCAAAAACTCTTCGTGTGGAGCAGATATTACCACGACAAGATTGGCGTGATTGTAGAGATTGATCCGAATTATGAGGGAGATATGGTGAGAGTACTCTTTGATGACATGACAACTCATCTATTCCACATTAATTTTTTGGAGCTTGTATCAGCCGGTGCCGAGAAATAGAAAAAAGAGAAGAAGAAACACTCCGGAGGTTTTAGATCTCCACGGTTTGGACTACGACACAGCTAGAAGCACCACCATACGATTCTTAGAATCACGCTGGAATTCAGGCAAAGAAGTTCACATAATTACTGGCAACTCATACGACATGCAACAGCATGTCATAAAAGTCTTTTTAGAGTACAGATTAACATATGAAGTTGGTGATCATTCCAATACGGGGTATCTAAAGACTTGGCTTTTATAAGAGCGACAGCATACTTACCATATGCCCAAGCGTAAGCCAAAAAAGCTTTTAGACGACAAAGAACATTTATTTACGATGCTCTCTGCTCTCATTAAGAAGTTCGGGGGTGAAGTAAAGATTACTAAAAAAGATCTGGAGAATATTAAGCCCTCCGAGGGACTGAGTCTAATCTATGATCCTGTAAAAAAAGAGATAATATTGAGATTTATCGAAATGGGTCTTAAAAAAGACAACGTAATCAATTAGACTAAAAATACTAACGAGGACACATGAAAAAGCAAAAAATTAGCTATCACCTGTGGGGCGTCAAGAAACCCTACAGCACACCTGAGGGAAGTTTTCTTACTTTTAGAACTTGGGAGTACATAAAGCCATGTACCGCTGACCGTCGTGCCATAACTGGCTTAGATCACAGGAAATATAGCCAATTAGAGATTCGCGAAGAGAACACGGGCCGAGTCGTAGAAAACTTTGCAATCCTCCTTTCAGAAGAATAAATTTTTAACTTAAACACTTTTTAAGGTTTGTAGACCCTACTTATTTTAGGGTGAAATGGTTATCGTTAACGATTATACTACTTCTGACAACACTAAGCCTGTCCTGTATTTCTGACTCTTTCCCCACTGCTGCTCGCGGTTCCTTCATCAAAGTACGAAACGAAAATTACTTCGAAGTTTGTGACAAACAAAAAGACTGCACTGTTGTAGAGGACCTCGTTGTGGGTAGTCAAGGTTCTGGCGCCGTTATCGCCACTAATTCAATTGGTGTTTTCATATTGACGGCCGAACATGTCTGTCGCAAGATGGACAAGAAGATCGTTCAGATATTTGGGAATATATTGATTCCGCAGAAAATCAGAAAAAAGAAAAAGATAAGAATTAAAAAGAAAATGCACGTGCACACGTTCATGGGGGATAAGTCGATCGCCGATATCGTGGCAATGGACGAAGAGCTAGACGCTTGCATCCTGTTTGCTAAGAGGCTTTCAGTTAAGCCTCTCAAACGATATTATGGAGAGTTGGACGTCGGCGAAAAATACTACAATATTGCTTCCCCTCTTGGCTCAGCAGAGACCAAATTTGTTCCTCTTCTGGAAGGACGTTTTCTAGGTAACTATAATCGGTTTACGACGTCCTTTTCAATCCCCGCCGCCCCCGGTAGTTCTGGTTCTCCAATAATAGACGGTCGCGGCCGCCTCGTAGGAGTACTTCATTCCGTAATACGAGGATTCCACCACGTTACCTTTGCTTCTGATGTGACTCTCCTTAATCGCTTTATTGATGACAACATTACTGATTATTATGATTCATGGCATCGAAATATGTTGGAATTAACAAGACCCAAAACTAATTAAATTAAGGTTAATCGTGGCAAAGAAGACATATATTCTAGATACAAACGTCTACTTGACGGACTCCAATTCAATAAAATGCTACGGAAACAACGATATTGTTATCCCACTCAAGGTGTTGGAGGAAATTGACAAGCACAAGAAGCGTCAAGATGGTGTGGGCACAAACGCTCGACGCACGATTAGGGCTCTAGATGAGCTTAGAAGCGCCGGAAGCTTACGTAAAGGGGTGCGTATAGGAAAGAGCCTTGGGAATGCTAGGGCGGTCCCTTACGACGGCGCATCGACCCTCCCAACAGACTTCCCCACCGGAAACGCCGATAACGAGATCATAGGCGTTGCTCTCAAAGAAATGGAAACCTCTCCTCGCAAAAAGGTGGTTCTAGTTTCTAGAGACATAAACATGCGCGTAAAGTGTGATGCCCTAGGGATATTGTGCGAGGATTACGTAGACAACCAGATTGTTGATCATATCGATGAGCTATATGACGGATTTTCTAACCTCTTGGTAGATGATCAGTTGGTAGACCGTTATTACAGTAGCGAACCGGTTATCATAGATAAAGATGAGTTCAGCCTAAACCCTAACCAGTTTATCATGTTGGTTTCGAGTGCAAATTCTAAAAAAACAGCGTTGGCAAGATTCGCAGATCATGCAACACCTCTGCAAAAGGTAACCCAATTCAGTAAGGACGGTGTATGGGGTGTCCGTCCTCGCAACAAAGAGCAGTCGTTTGGGCTCGATCTATTGATGAATCCGGATATCCCCATTGTAACTCTAGTTGGCAAGGCTGGTTGTGGTAAAACGCTAATGGCGATCGCTTCTGGGTTAGAACAAGTGTTAGAACAAAAAAGATACAGTCGCCTGGTAGTATCCCGCCCTGTTCAGCCACTCGGGAAAGACATCGGATACCTTCCAGGGACACTAGAAGAGAAAATGACTCCATGGTTAGCTCCTATCGAGGACAATTTAAAATACTTGATGGGAAATGACAAAGATGTGTTGGATATGTACGTTGATAAGGGGCTCATCGAAATCGAAGCACTAACCTATATCCGCGGCCGCTCAATTGCGAATGCTTATATTGTAATAGATGAGGCACAAAACTTAACAAGTCACGAATTAAAGACTATAATTACAAGAGTCGGTGAAGGAACCAAAATCATATTGACCGGAGACGTGGAACAGATTGACAATGCATACATAGACGAGACCTCAAATGGTCTAACCTATGCTATTGAAAAATTCAAAACACACGATTTATCTGGTCATATTACACTCAAAAAGGGAGAGCGTTCCCGAGTAGCAACACTGGCATCGAAGGTATTATGACAAAAGAAATAAAAGAACTGGAAACAAACCCAGCATTAGAAGAAAAGATAATAGGAACAACAGGCTTGAAAGAACTGGTTGTAAATTATGTCGGAGATAAACTGGATCCAGAAAACGAAGAAGTGACTTTGGAGATGACGATCAACACATTTGCATCGGAATTCCCTGAGTTTCTTCTAACTGTGGCCGAGGAAAATTGGATGCGGGGCTACGCCCAAGGCTTAGAGGATTCTACAGCTAACGAGGAAGACACCTCCACCGAAGAAACTCCCCCCCCGACGTAGATACACAGGTGCAATCAACAACAAGCTATAGCCTTTACGGAATTCCAATTCTGTTTAAAGACTCATTTATAGAGCCAGTAGATTTGACATATGTCATAGATGAAATAGAGAACCGCGTGCCCAGAACCCTGTTCTATGGCATTGATACTATTGTTATTGGAGAATTTGAGGACTTTGTTGAGAAGAATACAAATGCCAAATATGAAAATGGTTCCATTATGGTTTCAAACCAGCAAGATGATGAAGATGACTTGATAGATGACATTGTACATGAGACGGCCCACGCCGTAGAAGAGTCTGATCCTGGATTTCTTTATTCGGATGGCAAAATAGAGGTCGAATTCTTAGGGAAGAGAAAGAGATTATTTCACTTGCTTAAGCAAGAGTTTAGTGGTAAGATGAATATATGGGCAAAACAGTTCCTAAACCCAGAGTACAATGCTCAATTTGACAAGTATCTATACGAAGTGTTAGGGTACCCATTATTGACGAGCCTATCTATGGGATTATTCGTATCTCCGTATGCTGTAACATCCCTCAGGGAGTATTTTTCTACTGGGTTTGAAGAATATTTTTTAAAGGATCGAAACTACTTAAAGAACATAAGCCCTGCGATCTATAATAAGATAGAAGGCTTACTGGAGGACGAAAACAGATGAACATAGATATAGAAAAAGAAGGCACCACCCTTCGAGCACATGTAGAGTTGCCAGCGATTAATCCTGATACTCCTTACAGTACAGAGAACAAAGAGATTTGGGTGAGTGGCACGGATGTGATAGAGGCAGTCCAAAGAAAATCATCGGTCAAAGATGGGTGGGCATGCATAGAATCTCCTCTTTTTTTACATAACCTGAATGAACGCACCAGAATCGGAACATGGGTTTTCGAAAAGAAGCAAAAAGCATCAAAAACAGCACAAAAGACAAATAGTGACACACGAACAACAAAACCAAAATCCCGCAGTAGCAAAAAATAAGCACATATCATATTCAGAACTGAAGAATTGGACAACATGTCCTCATTATCACAAGCTCGTTAACTTAGATAAGCTGCGAGCTTTCGAGGGTAATGAATATACTTCTTTCGGAACGGCTCTTCACGAAACTTGTGAAAAACTGATTCTAAAAGAAACAACAGAACCAGGGAAATACTTCTTGGGTTCTTTTGAGAAGCAGCTAGAAAAGCTGCCATCCACCGTTTTAGAAACCATGGATAAAGATCGTGTTTCACAAATGGAGACGCAGGGGCAGGTGCTATCAAAGATGGCTATTCCGGCCCTACATGACTATTTTGGTGAGTTTGAATATGTCTCCATTGAAGAACAACTATATGAGAATATTGAAGAATTTTCTAATGCACCATATAACTTCAAGGGGTATATTGATTTAGTGGTTAAAACCCCAGATGGCAAACACCACATCATCGATTGGAAGACCTGTTCATGGGGTTGGGATTCGCGCAAGAAGAACGATAAGATGATTACATATCAATTGACATTCTACAAATATTTCTGGTCAAAGAAACACAATGTTCCCCTCGACCAGATAGAAACTCACTTTGCACTCTTAAAGAGAACAGCAAAAAATAACCAAGTAGAACTGTTCCGTGTTACGAGCGGTAATAAAAAAATTGATAATGCTCTTAAATTATTGACAAAAGCACTATACAATATCAACAATAAGAACTTTTTGAAGAACAGGCTCGGGTGCAAATCCCCATGGGGATACTGCGAGTTCTATAATACTGAGCACTGTAAGTGAAGGATTAAGTTATGACTAAGAAACATAAGATACTGACGCTCGGAGACCATCCACTATCACCCTCCGGCGTGGGAACTCAAACTAGATATTTTATTGAGGGGCTCCTTAAAACCGGCCGCTATCAATTCTTTTCTCTCGGCGGCGCCATAAAACACGAAAACTACAATGCTGTTAAGACTGAGGAATGGGGCGACGATTGGGTCATCCATCCCATTGATGGGTATGGTACCAAAGAGGTTGTACGGGGGATCCTCCGTGCAGAAAAACCAGATGTAGTCTGGTTTATGACTGATCCACGCTTTTGGCGATGGTTGTGGGAGATTGAAAACGAAATACGTCCACTGTGTCCCATGGTGTATCACCACGTGTGGGATAATTACCCTTATCCCATGTTCAACAAGAAGTATTATGATTCTAATGACCACATCGTTACAATTTCAAAAGTAACCGACGATCTTGTCCGCACGGTCTCCCCGGACGTACCCTGCACGCGCATTGGGCACGTCGTTCCGGATATATTTCAGCCGTATCCTGACGAAGAGGTAAATAGTTTCAAGAGTGACAGCCTCGCCGGTACCAACTTCCCAGAAGACCGAGTTGTCTTTTTCTGGAATAACCGTAACGCCCGCCGGAAACAGAGTGGGTCCTTGATCTATTGGTTTAAGACTTTTCTGGACAAGGTTGGTCGTGATAAAGCACTTCTCATTATGCACACCGATCCAAACGATATGCATGGTCAAAACCTAGAGTACCTTCTTAAGAACCTTGGGATGAACAACGGGGAGGTGATGTTGTCAACACAAAAACTTGATCAAAAAACGTTGGCCCTAATCTATAATATGGCAGACTGTACCATAAACGTTTCAGATGCGGAAGGTTTCGGACTCTCAACCATGGAGTCGCTAGCCTGTGGTACGCCCATCATTGTTAATATGACCGGAGGGTTGCAGGAGCAGGTGACAGACGGAAAGAGTTGGTTTGGCATTGGCATGGAACCCACGTCTAAGGCTATTATAGGATCTCAAGATATCCCTATGATTTATGAAGACCGACTTTCTGAAGAGATAGTGGTTAAAGCTTTGGTAAAGATGTTTAACAAAACCAAGAAGCAGCGGGACGCCATGGGTGCACGCGGCCGCAAATATGTTATGAAGAATTATAATTTTGATAAAACCATGGAGGTTTGGGACGAACTTATGCAGGAAATTATTGAAACCAACGGTTCTTGGGACACCAGGAAGAACTATAAGAGTTGGCGCTTTGAAAGGATTAAGGTAGCAGCATGAGAAAAAAAGTAATAGTCCGAGGACCGGCTCTATCACGCAGCGGTTATGGAGAGCAGACTAGGTTCGCCCTTCGATCTTTAAGGGCACATGAGGAGAAATTCAACATTTTTCTCATTAATGTGGGGTGGGGCCAGACCAGTTGGCTGGCGCTTGATGACGAAGAGCGTCGCTGGATTGACCACTTGATTCATAAGACCATCGTTACGAACGAACAGCCTAACCCGAGGTACGATATATCTATCCAGGTTACGATTCCTAACGAGTGGGAGAGAATTGCAACTTGCAACATCGGCTTTACAGCAGGAATTGAGTGTAGCAAAATTGCCCCCGTATGGGTGGAGAAAGCCAATATGATGGATAAGATTATTGTTGTCTCCAATCACGCAAAATTCGGTTTTGAGAACACGGAATATTATGCCAAAAATAAGCAGACCGGGCAGGTTCTTCCCAATTATAAATGCGAGACTCCCATCACGGTAGCGAACTTCCCCGTACGAGAGATTACTCCAGAGGTACCGGAGATTGAGCTAGAGACGAATTCAAACTTCTTGTTTGTAGCTCAGAACGGACCCAGGAAGAACCTTGAAAACACTATAAGATGGTTTGTTGAGGAATTTAAGGATGATCCCGATGTGGGGTTTGTTTTGAAGACTTTCTGTGCTGATACATCAATTATCGATCATGAAAGAACTGTGAAGCTGGTCCAAAACATTGTTAAGAACACAAAACTGGCTGCAGAAGACATCAAATGTCAGATTTATGTAGTGCACGGAGAGATGAGCGAGCAAGAGCTTCACGGACTTTATGCACATCCAAAGATGACCGCCCTGGTCAACATCGCTCATGGCGAAGGGTTTGGGCTCCCCCTGTTTGAGGCTGCTTGCACTGGACTGCCCGTTGTTACCATAGATTGGGGAGGGCAGCTAGACTTTTTATACGCTCCGACCAAGAAAAAAGGATCAGACAAGATTAAATCTAAACGTCACTTTACGCGAGTTGATTATAACCTTTCGCCAGTTCAGGACGAAGCCCTCTGGGAGGGTGTGATTATAAAGGAGGCCCTTTGGGCATTCCCACGCGAGAATGCGTATAAAAAGGCTTTACGAGATACCCTAAAAAATATCAAGACGAAGCGCACCACCGCCAAGAAACTCAAGAAATATATCACGGAAAGGTTTTCTTTTGAGAATCAAAGCAAGATATTTGCTGATGCTACATGGGGAGAGGAAGAAGCTGAAGAGCCGTCGCGGTCTGAGTTTGCACAAGTCCAAACATTTGAATAATGATGTTGTATGTATGTTTTAATAGCTGACTTTTTTAAAGAAGATGTTCCCGGCGGCGGAGAGATTGTTAACGATGAAGTACTAAGAGCCCTGTCAGCCTCACAAGACGGTGAGTCGATCAGAATTCATAGTCATATGGTTACATTGCCCTTTATTGAAGAGCATGCGGGTTGCAACTTCATCGTTGGCAATTTTTTAAATTTATCTCCTGCGTCCCGTCGTCGTTTGCAGAGCGAGAGGTATGTGATTTATGAGCACGATCACAAGTACTTAAAAACGCGTGACCCGTCTGTTTTCCCAGATCTGCAGGCTCCAAGAGATCAGGTCATCAATCAAGAATTCTATCGCAGCGCCGTCGCAGTCGTGTGTCAAAGCAAGATGCATGCAGACGTAATGCATAAAAACACAGGCTTGAGGAATATCGTCAATGCCGGCGGCAACCCTTGGCCCGAGGAGCATCTGCGCGTTATAGAGAAGTATCTAGACTCCCCCAAAAAGGCACTATGTGGTATTATGGACTCGCCAAACAGTGTAAAGAACACTGAAGGCGCTATACGATTCTGTAAGCAGCAGGGGCATGAGTACAAACTAATCCCCCCGAGTACCCATGAGGGGTTCATCAAAGAGTTGAGTGAATGCGATAGTTTTGCATTCTTCCCCGGGGTCATGGAGACGATGAGCCGCGTTGTTGTGGAAGCAAAGATGCTGGGGTGCAAGATATATACCAACGCCCTGATTGGCGCCACGAGCGAGGAATGGTTTTCATTGAAGGGCGCAGAATTGATTGAACATATTAGAAATGCTCGATACGAAATCGCTGGATTGTTCACATCAGCCTTTTTGTCGGATAGGCGTTCTCCGTATGAAGACATCACGGTTATCCTAAACGCCTATAGACGCCCTTATAATTTGGATGCGCAAATCAAAGCAATAAGAGAACAGACAAGACCTCCAAAACAAATCTGGGTATGGGTTAACGATCACGAAGATCTCAACGGGTTTGATTTCACTCAAATAGATTCTGATAAGGTGTTCAGGAATGACCATAATTGGAAGTTCTACGGAAGGTTTGCGGGAGCGCTCCTGGCAGAGACAGAGCATATTGCTATATTCGACGACGACACAATTCCAGGCTCGCGATGGCTTGAGAACTGCCTAAGCACCATGGAGACCCATGAAGGTATCCTAGGATCAGCCGGCGTCATTCTTCAGGGAGATACTTATAATCCACATCAGCGCTGCGGTTGGCCAACCCACAATCCAGAAATAACACAGGTTGATCTGGTGGGGCACGCATGGTTTTTTAAACGAGACTGGTTAAAGTACTTGTGGGCCGAAGCCCCCATTACTTGGGACAACGGTGAAGATATGCAGTTCTCATATACTGCACAGAAATACGGAAACATTAACACCTATTGCCCGCCTCATCCTCCCGACGATAAAGAACTTCACGGTTCTATCTTAGGTAATGAATTAGGGATTGACGATAAAGCAACCTCCACCAATTCGAGCTTAAGCCATCATGCTTTCTTTTCCGAGAGGGATTATTGCGTAAGCACTGCTATCGCTCGTGGGTGGACGTTAGTAAAAGATCAGGAGAAGTAATATGCTGCTTATAAGTTTTGGAACACGTCCAGAATACATCAAGATCAAGCCATTAATCGAAGAGCTACAGGGAAAGATCGAGCACGTTCTTCTTTTTACAGGACAACATGAAGATCTTTTGGCTCACGTTTCAGACAGTACTGTAAGAAGGTTACAAATTGAGGATGGCACAAATCGCTTAGATTCGATTGTTTCTTCTATAATGAATTCTGATGAAGTCTTTGAAGGAGTGACGAGTGTGTTGATACAGGGTGACACTTCTTCTGCCTTTGCAATTGCATTAGCTGCGTTTCACAGAAAGTTAAAAGTGGTCCATCTTGAGGCAGGTTTGCGCACCTATGATCTGCAAAATCCATATCCGGAGGAGTTTAATAGACAGGCAGTATCTCGATTAGCCGACATCAACCTATGCCCCACGGAAGAGTCAGCCGCCAATCTAGCAAAAGAACGCATATCAGGGAAGGTATATGTGGTTGGTAATACTGTTTTAGACAACATCGTTGAAATTGAGCCAGAATATAGCAATAAAATTGTTATAACAATGCACCGAAGGGAAAACCACCCACTGATTAAAGAGTGGTTTGAGACTATTGACAGCTTAGCTGCACAAAACCCCGATCTAGAATTCATTTTGCCTATCCACCCCAACCCAAATGTTTATAAACACAAGGATATCTTTGAAAATGTCCGTGTCGTCGATCCTATGGGATACGAAGACTTCGTCAAGCTGCTTTCCCAGAGCCGTTTTGTCATAACAGATAGCGGAGGACTTCAGGAAGAGTCATCATTCTTTAGAAAGAAGTGCATTGTGTGTCGAAAGACCACCGAGCGCGTTGAAGGAATGGGAGTGTTCTCTACATTATGCCCCACCCCGGATGAACTGCCAGCAGCTTTCTCGTGGGCCTATGAACAGCCTGTTCCAGACCCCGACGAGCCGTGCCCCTACGGTGACGGACACACCTCTAAGAAGATAGCGGAAATATTTGTAGCTGAGGGAATATAGCAGTGTCCAAAGGATACATAGAAGACTTTTTCCTACTCCTAAACAAGCTTAAGAATGGAGAACCTTTTGCCTTCACTCGATATTCTGATGGTGAAGTTTTCGTTATGCAGAATAAGAAGGTTGTTTTAGAAGCTGACCATGTTGAGGTGGGGGATATCCGGTATAACTTTGGATATTCAGCCGATGACTACAAACAGTTCTTACCAGAGCGTGATTCCCATGTTAAGGAGGGATTGTTTGATTCTTTCGTATTCGAGAAGGAGAACTATTTCGTCGGCGCCGGTTGCGCCAATTGCACATGTGCCATAGGAGAGTTCATACCATGGCTCAAAGAACATTATCAGAACGGAGAAGAACATTGGACAACTCCCAATCTTTTCGTTAATGCCAATTATCCCTTATTCGTCAATCACTTCGTCCCAGAGTTTAAAAATCATAAGATAGTCATGGTTTGTAGTGAAAACGCTACATTCGACAACCTTCCGTTCGAGGTTACAAAAGACTTTAGGGTAGGAAAAAACTGCATTGTCAATGATCACCACTTGATTGAGGAGATTTCGGACTGGGTTACAGAAAACAATGTAGAAGAACACGTGTTTCTCTTCTCGGCTAGTAGCTTAAGTGAGATACTAATTCACAAATTGTTTAAATTATCCGCCAAAAACAGTTATATTGATATAGGGACAACACTCCACAAGTGGCTCGACCTTTCACTAGAGAGGGATTACCTAAAAGCGTATTGGAAAGGGCAGCCGCTTGGAGATATATACAAGTCGTGCGCCTAGAACTCGTTAAAAATGAATCCAAATATTGGGAGTTTATAAGAAATTTACGTAATGACCCCCGCTCACTTCCTGGGTTTATACAGCAAGAGTATATTGAGCCTGAACAACATATAAGTTTTATGATGACACATGGAGAAAAATTCTATATTTGTGTGGCTGACGACACCCCGGCCGGCTTCATACGGGTGATGGGGGATGATATCGGGGTTGCGACACACCCTGATTTTCAACGTCGAGGAATCGGGAAATTCATGGTTAATGAAGTGGTGAAACTGCATCCTGATTGTGTGGCCAAAATTAAGCTAGATAACGAAGCAAGCCTGAGACTGTTTGAAAGTTGTGGGTTTGTAAAGAAATACTACTTGCTGGATAGGGGATGAAAAAGTTTAAAAATTTCAAATCTGATGAGGAATTAAAAAAGTGGATATATGAGAGTATTGCCGAATGTAAGACTTCTTATCCTCTTTTTAATGGCGTTCTTCTTCCGACCGCTGTAGATATAGGGGCAAACGTAGGGGGGTTCTGCGTGCACGCCCATAAGCACTTCGAAAAAATCTACGCCTTTGAACCCTCCACGCAGAATTGCGGAGTTGCACTACAGGTTTTTGAACAATTACGCCTTAACAATATTCAATTGTTTAATCTGGCTGTCACAGCCCACCCCGGCCGATTAGTTAAGTTGAAACACCCATCTCATTCTGAGTTATTCTCGGGCAACATTACATGTCTGCAACAGATAGGAGAAGGGATAACGCTGCAGGATACTGGAGAAACGTGTGAGACTACTAGCCTAAACCAGATTTTCGAAAAACTTGAAATAGACAGAATTGATTATCTAAAGCTGGATTGTGAAGGCGGCGAGTATGATATCTTAGAAGGCTTACAGGATTGTGACAAAATAACGTTCATAGCTATGGAGCTTCATAACTACTACGGATTTGAGCGTAAGCAAAGCCTTCTTGATGAGCTATGCAATCACTTTTACTTATTTGAATTGTGGGACGGGCGCATCCAATTTGATGAAAAGTTGCCCAGTAGATCTATAAATGACCGCATCGGTGAGTTCCGCGAATTAGATAATGTGTTCGCTGTCAATAAGAAATATTATAAGCATTTATATTATATGCATTTATTGGAAAAAGGAGAAAGGATATAAACATGATAACAGTACCGAAATCAATAGCGATCGCTGGTCTTACTCGCCACGGTTATAATGCAGATATCAAATATATTTTATTTGATTTGGAGGAGCACAAGAAACATCTCATATGGGACTCTGCGGACATAGAGACCACGTTTGTTGAGACGGGCACGTTTTTTGGACACGGGGTTATGTCTGCCCTTATTCTAGGCGCCCGAGATATTCATTCTATTGAGCTTAGTAAACCTCACTTTTTGGCTGCGAAGTTAAAAATCACCCTACTGGCCATAGCAAACCCTGACATTCTAGTTGAGACGACTGCCAGGGAGGATTATTTTAGTGTAAGTTTTATGAATCAGGTCCGAATAAGCCTCTATCGGGGAGATAGTGGGGACACTCTCCCTCGCGTTTTGGAGAACATTGCCGACAAAGCTACCTTTTGGCTTGATGCCCACTGGGGCCCCGACATCAATAGCGATCTTACAGAGGATTCTCCTGCCGAAGAGTTATTCCCCATTTTTAAAGAGCTTGAAGCGATTAAAGCGCACAATATCAAGGAACATACGATCATGATCGATGATATCCATCAGTTTGAAGAGATATACCCAGGAAAGCTACCAACTCTTAAACGCCGGATAAAGAGCATTAACAAAAAATACAAATTTAAGAAGAGTTCGAAGTCCAGCAATGAGGGTGCGGGTAATATACTGATTTCGAAGGTTCCGGATGCTTCATAACCCCTACAGGAATCTCGCTACTCCCGAAGGTATAGAAGAGTGGGTCAAAGAAAGTATAAGAGAGTGCAGAAGCTCATACCCTATGGTCCAGACAAGACTACCTGTTGCAGTGGATATCGGGGCAAATGTTGGTGGGTTTTGTGTGCATGCTAGTGCCTTTTTCGAACAAATATACGCTTTTGAGCCGCTCAGGGACAATTACAACATACTAACCCGAGTACTTGAGCAGCTAGAGATTAGAAATGTACAGACCTATAACATGGCGGTTTATGGCACCAGTGCACTGGATTTGCCGCTTAAATCCCACAAAGAGGGTCACTCTAAAGACATAAGTTGCGCTGATTTGGAACAGGATAAATATGGATTCGTGGAACTCGAAGAAGGGTGCAAAACAGTCTCATTAAAAGACATGTTGGAAACGTTGCAACTTCCACGGATTAATTATCTCAAGCTAGATTGCGAAGGTAGCGAATATGAGATATTGGAAAACTTTGACGATTACGAGAAAGTCTCCATCATAGTGATGGAAATCCATACATTTTTTGGTCAGGAGAGAAAGAGAAGGCTTTTAAAGCGCCTTCAAAAGTTTTACCACATTTCTCCCCTCGCCCCAGCAGGCGCCCTTGAGCTACACTCATTATCAAACCCAATCACTGTTAGGGAGTTAGAACAAGAAACAAATTTGTTCTTAGTAAATAGGAAGATAACATAGCATGCTTCATAACCCCTACAAAATAGTCCAGATGTTTGAGGAAGAGATCGCTCATTACACCGGCGCTCCCTATGCGGTGTCAGTCAATAGTTGCACAAACGCTATTTTTTTGGCATGCAAATACCATAAGATTGAGGGACAAGAGGTTATAATTCCAAAAAGAACGTACCTTTCGCCACCACAATCCATACTCCAAGCCGGCGGAAAGCTACAGTTCGAGGACGTTGCGTGGAAGGGTATCTATCAACTTAAGCCATTCCCCATTTATGACGCAGCGAAGAGACTTACCTCGGAAATGTATATTCCCCAGAGCACCATGTGCTTGAGTTTTCATATTAAGAAGCATCTTAAGATTGGAAAGGGTGGTATGATCTTAGCTGATAATAGAGAAGCTGTCGACTGGTACAAAAAGGCTAGATATGAAGGCCGAGGCACCGTGCCCTACCACGAGGACAACATTGTTGAGGAGGGATGGAACATGTATATGAGCCCAGAGCAGGCATGCCGGGGTTTGATGCTAATGCAGAACTACCCTGAGCATGTGGAGGACTTACCAGAAGATCCACCTTATCGCGATTTGACAGAATTTGATTTATTTAAGGATATAAACGTACGATGAAAATAGCACTTTGCTTACACGGATACTATGCCAATGCTGGCGGCGCCAAAGCTTCGGACGAAGCAATTTCTTATATCACGCGAAAGGTCTTGGAGAAAGGGGATGTGGACATCTTTGTTCATAGCTGGGATTTAGATAATAAAGAAAAAATCGAAACCACATATGCTCCTGTGATTTCTCAATATGAGAAGCAAAAAGATTTCAAAGAGGAATTAAAGAGATTTGATGAGAACTGGTTTAACTCCGGTTTTGACCGTGAAAGCACGATGTATCGTACAAATACTATTTTTCGTGGATTAAGTTTTTTGTATTCTCGCATGCGCTCGATAGAGATCAAAAAACAACACGAAGAGGAAAACGGCTTTCGTTACGATTGTGTCGTGGCGGCGAGATTTGATTTAGGTACCCGCGGCAAGGAACACCCTCAAAAATATTATGCCACAGACATGAACTTCAACCCTGCGCTGGACATGGATTACATGTATAGTGCATTCTGGAATCAGACAAATCACGGATATGCTGATCATTGGTTTTATTCCAATTCTGAAAATATGGACACAGTTGGTGCGCTGTATCACGGCGTGACTGAGTACTACCAAGTAGACAGTGAGTACACCAAGGCTGTCACAACCGGCTGGCCAGAAAGCAATGCCGAAGACGAGTTTAGCAATGAGTGTTTTTTGGAGAAGAACCAACGCGCTTCAAAACTGCAATCCTTTCCGCGGTGGGGATGTATCGACAATCACAAACTCTATAAGTGGCACCTGATTCAGACGGGGCTTCACGCTAAATCTAGGTTAATAGATATTACAAGGGACTTATAATGCTTCAAGACACAGCGATAATCATGTATAGTCACAGCAGCTACGCCGATGCTTGGCCTATGTTTGTTGGACAGCAGGAAAAGTACTTTCCGGAGCTGAAAAAGTATGTTTTTACAGATAGCGTGCCCTGTGAGTTGCCATCTTCCTGGGAGGTAATCTATTATAAAGAGGAGATGTCTTACAACGAAAGGTTTTCAAGTTGCCTGGAATCAGTGAGCGAGGAATACTCGATTCTGCATCACGAGGACATGCCACTTTTCAGTGCGCCCGATAAGAACAGAATTGAATCTTACCTAAAATGCTTAAATGAAGATAATAACTTGGCATACTGTAAACTCTTGAAAGGCGGCGAAATGAGGGAAATCCCCTACAAGAAGAACCCTGAGTTGTTTGCCATACTGCATGATTCGGAGTATATCTTTGCTGTACAGCCCACCATTTGGAAGACCGCTGCGCTCATGACTGTCTATACAGAAACAAAAGTATCACACATACGAGAGTTTGAGCCTAAGAGTCAGGAGACCTGCCGAAAGAACTCGATCCATGGTGTATATGCATATCGAGGAGAGCCGAAGCGAGGGATGTACCACCACGACTCTTCTGTATATCCATACGTTGCAACAGCTATCGTACGAGGACAGTGGAATTACTCAGAATATAGCCTAATACTTGATGAATTGTTATACGAGTATGGAATAAACCCACAAATAAGAGGAATAGCATAATGATTAAGCTTGTTGTTCTGGATATAGACGGTGTCATGACTGATGGTAGGAAATACTATGATAAAAATGGCATGCCATATGCTAAGACCTATTGTGATAAAGACTTCACTGCCATAAAGCGCCTCCGTGGCGCTGGTATAAAGGTGTGCTTTCTATCGGGAGATGAGTTTGTAAATAAGGAAATGGCAAAAAATAGAAATATTGATTTCTATTCGGCAAGAGGCAAGGAGAAAGCAGATTTCTTGCCCCTCCTGGCTAAGACATATGGTGCTACCAAAGAGGAGATGGCTTACATTGGGGACGATCTATTCGACGCCAAGATTATGGAAGAGGTGGAATATGCATACTGCCCAGCAGACTCTTGCGGAAAAATTAAAACAATCTGCGGGCCCGCCCGGGTATTGACATCCTCTGGTGGGCATAACGTGATTATGGAAATGGTTGAGATGTTTTTGCGCAAGGGTTTAGTATCTGATGCAACGATGGAGCAGATTGAGGATCTAGATAAGAATGAAAAGTTCTGAATCTCTTCTCATGGTTGGTGGGATGTCGGAGTCTGGAAGCACTCTTTGTTTTAATTTAGCACGGGTGTTGCTTCTAGAATCTGGAGTAGGTGTGGTCATCTCTGCACAAGAAGACCCCCCCCTCCACATCGGTCAGGAACCGCGAACAAACCCAACCGGACAACGTTGCGCGCTGATTAAGCAGCACGACCTGTCGCCAGCATGCGTCCTCAACCCCCGCAACCCCGGTTGGGAGACTGCCAAGCGCGAAAACAATTTTACAGTTATTAGGGTTGTACGAGATCTCCGTGACGCCGCGGCATCAAACATAAGAAAGAGTCGTTCGGAAGAGTGGAACTTAGAGCTTATAAAAGAAATATGCGATAGAAACCTCTCATATTACGAAACATGGGAACATGCGGTGGATTATGACTGGTGTTATGAGAAATACAAAGAGGATCCGATTCGCATCGTTAAGGAAATGCAATCGGTTCTGGGCACGCATAATTCTGATGAGGATTTGGCAAGAATTATTAATGAGTGCGAGGGTCTCAAAAATTATTATGAGAGCGGAGAAGCACTCCGCAACCCTCAAGACGCTGAAAATTTTGAGTTGTTAACTAGATTAACCAAGCATCATGTAACGAACAAGGGTAAGATCGGCTCTTACAAAACATTCTTCACGCAGAGCGAGATTGAATTCATGAATTCACGATATGGAGACTGGTTGATTAAACAAGGATATCACTGTGACGAAAAGCTTTGATATAAGCTTTCATGGGAATCTCATTCTAGACAATGTATATTGCGTAGCTGAATTTGCGGAGGGAGAATCTAATAACTGTTTGGATGCATATTCATCCCCCGGCGCCCTAGCTAACATGGTCTTGGCTGTTGCTAAGATAACTTCTGACATATCAATGGCTGTTGATTCTCTCCTGGGCCACGACACATCCGGCGCTCACATCCTTAAATGGTTTAAGCACTTTGGAAAGCTTTATAGAAACGAATTAGGAGTAAATCTACCACAACAGTGGGAGATCCCAACATCCGAGGCAGCAATCATCTCAGACATCAACAAGAAGGTCAGAAGCAGCATCGTGAAATGGGGAGCCTGCCAACAGGTTTCTGAGCTTGACAATACTAAAAGCAACTGGCATCACATACTCTACGTTGATAAGTTGCCAAATTTAACAGAACAATCATTAAAAAGTATCTCAAAAAGATCTATAATATCACTAGATATGTGCAGCAACAAACATACAGATATGGAAAGAAGCAGGATAAACCAGATGCTGCATCATGCTGATTACGTTTTTGCGGGTTCAACGGAGGCGCTTAGTTTGACAGAGACCTCTACGGTCGCAGAGTCCGCACATCGGTTGGGTTCTCAGTGTCGGGGGTACGCTATTGTTCACACACCCACCTACAGTCTTTGCTCAAATGGGAGCAACAGCGCCGAGGTAAAGTGCCCAGAGATACTTCAAGGACCTGTTAACGTCCTGGGTGCAGGCGATAACTTCGCCGCAGCGTTTATCACCAAGATGTTACAGAAAGAGATTAGCATTCCTGAAGCGCTTGAGCAAGCACATATACACGCGACAAACTTTATTAAAAAACAAAGCCTGGAGAAATAAACATCAAAATGTCCAAGAAATACAACCTTCTATTGCCTATTGCAGGCAGAGCACAAAGATTTATCGATGAGGGCTATACAATGCCCAAACCGCTTATTATGTCCAAGGACAAGCATATTATCGATTGGGCAATGTCCTCTTTCAACACAGACGAATGTAATATAATCTTTGCTTTAAGGCTAGATCATATACATAATTTTGCGATTGACGATATCTTACGGCAGAAATTCGGAGACGACATAAAGATTGTAGTCATTGACCGGATTACTCGTGGCTCGGTTGAGACGTGTCTCTTAGCCAAAGAGCACATCGACAACGAGCTACCCTTGATCATCTACACACCGGATGTTTACTATCGACCAGTGTTTGACCCTGCGTCGATATCTAAGGATTTAGACGGCTTTCTACTGACCTTTAAAGCAAACAGTCCCGCTCACAGTTATGTTGAGCTTGATGAAGACGGCCGTGCAATTAGGACAGCAGAAAAAGAGGTGATTAGTCAAAATGCCGCCGTTGGTGTGTATTATTATCGTACCGGCAAAATGTTTGTCGAGTATGCAGAGAGACTAATAGAAGAGGACGTACGAGTAAAAAATGAATATTATATATGCCCCATGTTTAACTACTTAATTGAAGAAGGAATGAATGTAGGCGTACACCAGACGGAAAAGATGCATGTGTTGGGAACCCCGGCCGAGCTAGAGTTTTTCGTTGATCATGTTACTCCAAAGTTCGGCGCCAAGCCGGTAGCACTGTGTTGTGATCACTCAGGATTTGCTCTTAAAGAGAAAGCAAGAAGGGTGTTAACAGACAACGATATAGAATATATTGATTTTGGGACGTATGTGAACCAGGACTGTGATTATAATGAGTATGTGACTCAGGCTGTGCGGGCGATGAGTGAGAATACGTGTGACTTTGTACTTGGGTTTTGCAGAACAGGACAAGGTATAAACATGTTAGCAAACCATCTGGAGAACACAAGGGCTGCCTTAGTCTTTGACGAGTACACAGCAGAGTACGCAATTCGCCATAACTGCGCAAACTTCCTAACAGTTCCAGAAAAATACGTTAGTGGTGCTATGCTTGACAAGATGGTGAAGATTTGGAAACAATCCTCTTTTGACGGCGGCCGCCACATGACGAGAATGAAGAAGACAGTTGGGTAAGTATTATGGACTATGATTTAAATAAACGGCTTTTAAAACTGCTCTACGAACACAACGAAGAGCATGTTGGTAGTTGCTTCTCTTGTATCGATATAATTGATGACATCTTTGAAAATAAGGCAGAAGATGATATCTTTATATTATCCAATGGTCACGCTGCTTTTGCGCTTTATAGTATTTTAGACAAGTATTACGATCACGTGGATGCCGATGAATTGGTTAAAAAGCACGGAGGTCATCCGAACAGGGATGAGGAGAATCACATTTACTGCTCCGCCGGCAGTCTTGGGATGGGTATCATGATGTCCGTCGGACGCGCCCTAGCCAAGCCTGAAAGGACGGTACATGTCATGATCAGCGACGGTGAATCCACTGAGGGTTCTGTTTGGGAAGCATTGCGTTTTATTGAAGAAAAGGGTGTCAAGAACATCGAAGTCCATGTTAACGCGAATGGGTATGCCTGTTATGACGAAATGGATGTTGACTATTTAGAGCGCCGCTGCAAGTCTTTTCTACCAAGGATTCACTTTCATCGCACTGAAAAACAAACTTTTCCATTTCCATTCCTCAAGGGAATTGATGCACACTATATTAAGATCAACGAGGAGCAATATAAGGAAGCTTTGGAGATTCTAAATAATGAGCATTAGAAAAGAGTTTGCAAAAATATTACATCAAGAGATGAGAAAGAACGAAGACGTCGTTTTTATCATTGGGGATCTCGGTTACGGTCACTTCGACGAGATAAGGGAAGAGTTTCCCGACAGAGTGTTCAATCCAGGTGCCGCAGAACAACTAATACTTGGTATGGCTTGTGGTTTTGCAATGGATGGAAAATTACCTGTATGCTATTCTATGACCCCGTTTCTTCTCTATCGACCTTTTGAGATATTAAGAACTTATATTGACCACGAAGAGATCCCGGTCATGTTAGCTGCAGCAGGACGCGATAAGGACTATGCCGAAGCCGGCTTCTCACACTGGGCAACTGATGACAAAAAGCATCTAAGCGGCTTTGAAAACATTATTAAAATGTGGCCCGAAGATCGAGCAGAAATGGAAAAGGCGTTTGAGCAGTTTGTTAATGAGCCTAAACCATGCTACATTAACTTGTCGAGGTAAGCAATGTCAGATATCAGCATCCTCATCCAAGGTCCTCTGCATGAGAACTCAATGAGAGAGTCAGTTCTAGAAACATATGAGAAGTATGGAGAAGTCGTTGTAAGTACGTGGGATAGTCCTAGTCCTTGTAAAATACCCGAGTCGTTTTCAGCCCCCTTCATAGTGCACCCCCAGCCGACACTTGGAGGGAACGTTTCTGGTGTTCTTGATGGGAGCAGCTTTTACTATGCCACAAATTCTATTTTAAATGGTCTCGCGCACGTCAAGACAAAATATGTCATAAAGACAAGGAGCGACGAGTGTTTTTCTAATTTTGAACCTTTGATTGAGCCATTTCTTGAGGATCCTGACCGCCTTGTGTGTGCTAATATCTTTGCAAGAGCGTGGGACGACAAACCGTATCACATTGGGGACCATATATTTATGGCGAGGACGGACCTCTTAAGGAGTGGTCTAAATCACTTGGTAGCGATGCAGTCTGGTTTTTTGCCTCTAGAATCGTGGGCAGCCGAGGGCGCCAAGCCCGGCAACTTCCTCGACGCAACATGTGAGGTTGTCCTGGCGTTATCCTTTCTTTGGGCAAAGGGAATCCTTCAGCCAGGTCCAACATGGTGGCAAGATCAGAATATCAACAACATTGATACGTTTAAAGACAATTTTCACATTGTTAACGTAAACGAGCTTGATGGTTACAGACTCCGCCGCAGCGGCGCCAAGAAAGAGTGGTACAAGGGACAACCCGACTATCCTGATGACTTATTCAGCAATCACCATGCAGTTGACACAATGGATGATGCAACCTCCTAAGGTTTGAATGTTTGTTTCACTCAAAGACAAATTTGTATTTATACACGTCCCTAAGACGGGGGGTAGCTCAATTCATATTTCCCTGAAGGAGATCGGTATGGATTATGAAAAACGAGGTATCTGTTGAGTTTACGTCTGGTAATCTTTGACATGGACGGAGTGCTGGTAGAGGCTTGTGAGTGGCACCGCGTTGCCTTGAACGAGGCGTTACAAGAGGTGGCTGGCTGGGAGATACCAATTGAGGAACACTATACTACTTTTAACGGGCTCCCGACGAAAACTAAGCTAAACTTATTAGTAGAAGCTGGTACATTGACACCTGAGCAGTCACCTCTTATTAATGAACTTAAGCAAGCGAAAACAGTCGAAATTATTGAGCGCTTAGCCAAAAAGCGCAATGAGAAAATAGAGCTTATTACGTGGCTTAAGAATAATTCAATAAATGTAGCATGCTTCACAAACAGCATTCGAGAGACTGCAACGTTGATGCTTGAAAAAACAGGGATTTATGAGCATCTTGATATGTTGGTGACTAATCAGGATGTACACGAAGCCAAACCTCACCCTGAAGGTTATCTTAAGATACTGGAACACTACAAAGTGGCGGCATCCGAGACGTTGATAGTCGAAGACTCTCCTAAGGGACTAGCGTCCGCCTACGCATCAGGGTGTAGTGTAATGGAGGTAAAGAACTCCGAACAGGTTACAAAAAATACAGTGGAGGATTACATAAATGAAAATTTTAATTCCTATGGCGGGTGAGGGAAGTCGTTTTGTTAAAGAGGGATACACCTTCCCCAAACCGCTAATAGACGTCGCCGGAAAGCCAATGATCCAGACGGTTGTTGAGAACTTAGATTTTGATTGCGAGTACATTTTTTTGGTACGAAGAGAACATATCCAGAAGTATGAAGGAGTGTTAGATACACTCGGCCGCATTACTAATGACCGGTTCAAGTACGTTGTAGTCGATGGACTTACGGAGGGTGCGGCTTGTACTGCATTGTTGGCTGAAGAACATATAGACAACGATGAGGATCTTCTTATCGCAAACTCCGATCAGTATATTGAGTACGAGGCAGAAAACTTCAAAGCCTTCAAGAATTTAACGAGCACAGATGCTATCGTGTTCACTTTCAACGCAGTGCACCCTAAGTGGTCGTTTGTAAAAACTAATTCACGAGGGTACATTACGGAAGTTGCAGAAAAGAAGCCCATATCCAATATCGCCACATGTGGCATTTACTGGTATCGCAAGGGATCTGACTTCGTGAGACATGCAAAGAGCATGATTGAGAAAAATGTCAGAGTCAATAATGAATTCTATATCGCGCCGGTATACAACGAACTCATAGAAGAGGGTCAGTCACTGATCCCATTTTATGTCCACAAGATGTGGGGCATTGGGACGCCGGAAGATCTTAAGCACTTTTTGGAGAACCGATAAGTGATCTTAATCGCACATCGTGGTAATACACACGGGCGAAATCCCGAACGAGAGAACAACCCGGCATATATCAAGGAAGCACTAAAGGGTGGCTATGATAGCGAGATAGACGTATGGTATATTGATGATAAGTTTTATCTGGGGCATGATGAATCCATGCACGAAGTGGATATAGAATTCTTAAAGACCCCTGGACTTTGGTGCCACGCAAAATCACGGGAAGTCTTGGAAAGAATGGTAGAAAATGATGTGCATTGTTTCTGGCACCAGACCGATGACTTTACCTTAACGAGCAAAGGCTATATTTGGACCTACCCTGAAAAGCCAGTAGGTAAGAGATCAGTTATTGTATGTCATTCCGCAGAAGAGACACAAGCCACCGCACTTAAAGGCTTGGCTGGTGTTTGCAGTGATTATGTGGGGTTGTTAAAGTGAAGAATGTTGTTATAACAGGGGTCGCGGGCTTCATAGGCTCTTATATCGCAGAAGAGGCTCTCACCAGTGGCTACCGCGTTTTGGGAATCGACAAGTTCACGTACGCGGGCAACCGAGAAATGGTTGAGACCTTTCTAAAGAACGAGAACTTTACATTTCTAGAAAAAGACATCTGCGATCTAAAGAGTCTTCCTGATTGTGATTACTTGATCAACGTAGCAGCCGAAACACACGTCGGCAACAGTATCATTGACAGCACAGACTTCATCAGATCTAACGTTGAGGGGGTCAAAAACCTCTTAGACCTCATTAAAAATAAGCCTACGAATGTACGCGAGAGACCCATTTTACTACACATTAGCACAGACGAGGTTTATGGAGATATCGACGAGGGAGAGCACACTGAAAAGGACTTTCTAAGTCCAAGCAACCCGTATTCAGCCTCTAAAGCGGCCGCCGACCTGCTGGTCACGTCATGGTCTCGAACATATGGAATAGAATATGTTATTTTGAGACCAACAAACAACTATGGGGAAAGACAATACCCAGAAAAGTTGATTCCACTAACCGTAAAACTGTTACAAGGTGGGAAGAAGGTGAGGCTTCACAACAAAGGGACCCCAATACGTAACTGGCTCCATGCGGCCGACACAGCAACAGCCGTCACAACCATCATAGAAAGTGGGATTAAGAATGAGATTTTCAATATAGCAGGCGGTTTTGAGCAAGAAAACAGGTTAACAGTTAAAAAAATAATTGAATCATATTATAATGATACAGAGATTAATTGGGAATCGTATGTAGATTTGTCCTACGTACGGCCCGGACAGGATGTACGTTACGCCCTAAACGATGACAAATTGAGGAGTTTGGGTTGGGAGCCGAAGAAGAATTTTGACGAGGAAATTGGTTCCATAGTGAAGTATTATAAGGATAATTTTGTATGGTAAAGGAGAAAAAATGCAATTATCAGATCAAGCGCTAGGCGCAGTTATGATGGCTCTTCAAAAGAGCCTAATGGAGCAATCAGACATTGTTCCAGTTTTGAAGGGGTTTAAGTTTCAAAGTTCTGATACGGGACTGGTTGTAATGAATCCCCCTATTGTGAGGTTTGATGATGACTTTGAGCGCATTAACGCTGTGTCAGAGGAGACTACTACTCCTGTGACCAAGACCAAAACTAAAAAGAAAAAGACTACCACAAAGACGAGAGCTAAGAAGGCTCCAAGCCGCCGTGCACCATCAAAGAAACGTGTGAAAGCGACAGTCAAAGTCAGCGCTACGGATGCTGACGACAGTTAATGCCGCGTTACACTTATGTGTGCTTAGAATGTGAAAAAGAGATTGAGTCTATTCACACTCTCGGTGAAAAAATCGAAACTTGTGCAGACATAAGTGAGTGTACAGAGTCGGCCCCCGTTAAAAAACTCTTCGGAGTTGTCAACATCCATCGTCCTAATACAGAAGCCTCTCCAAAACGCGTAGGAGCGACAGTAAAGAGGTTTATTGAGGACTCAAGGAAGGATCTTGAGCAACAAAAGAAAGAGATGAAAAAGGAAACAAAAAAGTGAATTGGATATATTTTGGGTTAGCACTATCAATCGTGCTCAACGTTTTTTTGGTTCTTTATCTGCGCGCAGTATTGAGCAAGTTTACCACTTATTCTGAGGGGATTTCTGATTTACAATATAATCTCAATGGGTATGAGTCCCACCTGAAAGCGGTGTACTCAATGGATACTTTTTTTGGAGAACCTATCCTGCAAAATCTCCTAGAACACACTCAGATCATTAATGCCAGTGTAAGGGAGTACGTAGAGATCTTCCTCATCGACGATGAGCAAATTGATGAGGCTTTTAAATGGTCAGATCAACTCTCTGAGGAAGAAGCTAAGGAAGAAGCTCCTGAAGAGACTGAGGCAGCATAGTGGCAAACCAGCGCAAAAAAGATACCAAGCGGTATTATTTTACAAAAGACCACGAAAACGCAATTGTAAAATATGCTTTAACGGACGATTTACAAATAAAAACAGAGCTTTATATTGAATTTATTGAGCCAGCGTTCAATGAGATGGTAAATAAGATCGTTTATACCTATAAGTTCACAACTCTTCCCAATATCGACTCGCTAAGCGAGGAATGTAAGCTCTGGCTGACCACAATATTAGACAAATATGATCCCAACAAAGGCTCAAAAGCATTCTCTTACTTCAGCGTTATAACCAAAAACTGGTTTATTCACAAAGTAAAGAAGATATCTCAGCAAAATAAACGTGAGGTTTACTTTGAAGATATATCAAAGGATCTTGAACACACCCATTTGTCGACCGACTTAGGATATCATAGATTGCGAGAGAAAGAGGAGTTTTGGGACTTCCTATGGACAGAGATGCAATCATGGGATTTAGGCGACGGGATGAAGGTTAACGAACGCAAGGTGTATGAAGCAGTTAAAATATTACTAACTGAGCCAGATGATATTGAAATTTTTAATAAAAAAGCTATTTACCTGTATATGAGAGAGATAACTGGTTTGAATACCAAGCAAGTTGTCAACAATCTCAACAAAATGCGCGAGAAATATAGGATTTTCAAGAGAAAATGGGACGAGGGAAAGATTTAAACTTAGAAGAGAGATTAGAAGAAGCAGTAGATAATGTGCGCAAAGATCGTACAATCATTCACTCGCTTCTGGCCGATCTTATCATCTACATGAAGAAGGACGACTCTTCACATAAAGAGTGCGGACTGATCGCTTCGAAGTACGTAGAAACCCTCCAGCGCTCAAATGAGCAACTTGTTAAAGTATCAAGCATTCTCCACAAAAAAGACAGTAAGACTCAAGGACTTAGCGAAGTTGACAAGTCTGAGTTGTTCGACATTATTAATGGCGGAGGACAAGAAGAGTAATGGCCAATTATAACGATTCAGAACTGGAGAATGCCTTTGGAACAACAGGGTTGGCATATGGTAAACTAAACCCGGCCGTGGTTTCCAAACAAACTCCGTATGACACTAACGCTGTTGACGAATTTTCTTTAATGCGAGGCGTGATAGACGACTATGTAAATCCTCAAGTACTTAAGACTGAAAGCGAGTTCGTTGGGATCGTAGTAAAAATTGAGAGAAGCATTCTTAGCTGCAAAGACGAAGGACAACAATTACAGACGATTGAAACAAACGCTGCACGGGTTGAGGAATGCAAACACCCCGGACCCAAACCTAAAGCAACACACGCCCGCGGCGGCGGCCGCTATGGCGCCGAAGCCGGCGCAGCCGACGATGGATCCGCCGATATGGCAGACTGGAAACGGAAACGCAAAGAGTACATTGAATGCAAAGAAAAAAACAAGGCATTTACGACCAACATCTTAAACGCTACAGAAGTACAGAACAACATAGGATATGTTAGAGTATGCATTCCCGAACTCGATCCACGACCACTTCCTTCTGAGTGGCCAAGCTCGGCAGCAGGGGATCTTCAAGCCGGCTGCCGCAAGGGGCAAAAACTGTCACTATCGATTGCCGAAACGTACCCGGTGTTTCAATATGGGTTGAGCTTAACAGATCAAAACTTTATCACCCCAGGTGCCCTTGTCCGAGTCCGATTGACCTATAAACCCATGGGACCCCAAGGGATCACTTCTGGAGTCCCGGATGTCTCTCAAGGAGGCACAATACTTGAGGTTATAAGAAACGATAACAGCCAGCCCATTATCCTATCTGGCGGGGGTCCTCCCGGAGCTAAGGCTAAGGCTAAGGAAGTCACCAATCCGTGTCTAGACCCTCCGCTCCCCCCACAGGTGGTTGCGGACCCTACAAAGCAAGACTCGAAACTCACGGATGAAAACATAGCAGGACTGCCTTTTGTTGGAAAAATGAATGAGACATTTATTGATCCTTCAAAGAAGCAGTTAACAAAAAACTTGTATTTGGAGGATTTCGGAAATGTCCCCCGGAAGTTTTATAAAAATGTTAAGATCTTGGCTATGAATTTAGAAGTGTTGATTCAATACCTACACCCAGAAGGGGTTACTAAAATTAAAGCACGAAACTTCAAAGAGTTTAGGATCACCAGTGGTTATCGTAGTCGCAAAAAAAATGCTGAAACCGAAGGTACATCAAAGATTAGTCAGCATATGCTCGCCCGTGCCTCAGATATCGTATTTACTAAGTTTCCTCCACGCCAAGTCTTCTTAGCAATTTCAGATCTTATTTACCGAGGCGCCATGAAAGATGGTGGTCTTGGCTACTACTCGTATGGACGGAACATCAAGACTGGTAGACAGAAAGGGTTTGTCCACTACGATGTTCGAAACCCTGGAAAGCAGGGTCGAGGAAACGTACCAACGACGACTCACTGGACTGCCAAGCACGGGGGCCCCCGTTGGTATCAGCTGGATAAGCACGGCACCCACACCGGCGGCATGGAGGCAAATATTAGAAGAGAGGTGACCGCCCTAGGAGAATATCACGATAGAGCAAAGCGTCAAAGAGCCGAACTCCCTAGACTGTTTGAAGACAGGTACTGGACCACAACGCCTCCGCCCGGCTATCCCGCTGCCGAGCCAGGTGTGGATGATGCCGAAGAGCCAGCCGCCGCAAAAGAATAATGAGTAAGCCATCGATTAGGACCGTCGCCCGTGATACGGAGAGCATGACGTCAGATGAACGTCTCCGTAATCAACAAATGAAAGACCAGGGCGCCCCACCCGTAGATTATAAAGGGGTGTATTGTCACCCCCAAGCTTCAGTCGCCCCGCACTACATTCCGCGCCCCAATGAAATTAATCATATTCATCCTGAAGGGGCTTCCATGTGCATGGGTACCGATAACTTGGGTCCACGCAGCCATGGCTTTGGCGGATCTGGCGAAACTCGCAGCGCCCGAATTGACCTTGTCGTCGGACGAAATGGCAACAATTCAAGCCCGCAACAATACGTTGATCCGGATCCATTCCGCGACGCAGCACGCATCTATATCTCTCAAAAGACCAATTGTGACCAGAATTTTGGCATAGTGGAGGGAAAAGTCGGCTGCCCCAAAGCTACCTCCGCAGTTGTGGTTAAAGCCGACAGTGTCAGGTTAATTGGTCGCTCGGGAATCAAAATAGTTACAGGGCAAGGAAGAAAGGGCGAGACCAACGCTCTTGGTGGTGAGCCAGCAAAGAGTGGTATTGATCTGATTGCATTAAACAGCGACGGTACAGATGCAGAAGGGAACCCACTACTCCAACCTCTAGTCAAGGGCATTAACATATCTCTTGCTCTGGAAGAATTGGCGTTTCAAATCTCAAGCGTGATCAACTCGGTAGCAGCATTTTCAGCATATCAGTTAGCCTGGAATGCTGCCGTAGCTAGTCATAATCACATTAGCCCTGCGTTTGCTGCGCCCACGACACCGTCACCACTATTACCGGTTGCAGCACAACAAAATGCAAAAGAGTTGGCAGGCAAATTGATGCCAGATTTGGTAGTAGCACGTGTAAATAACGCAACATATGTTGGTAACTACCTTATCGATAGCGCCCCGTTCTATATTTTGAGTGCGTTCAATAATACCAACTAGAGAATCTTCATGAGTTTAAGAGTAAGCGAACATAAACCTGAGGCACTTAAATCCAAACTCATTAACTGGCTACGCTTGGCTGTTGAAAATGGTTATGGCTGGCGGTATTATGGGGACAACGCCCCCAGCGTGGAGCGTACGCTGGACATGGGCGCCGACATTTCCGATGTTGCTCTTGGAAATGAGGACCTCTGGAGTGACACCACCACGAACATTTTTGAGGATTATAAGGCATCTTTCGGACAGCAGCTAAGCCCCCAGCTTCGTGTGGACGCCTATGGTGCTGCTGCAGAAAACGCGACAGTAGACCTAATGGAGTCTTCGTATAAGCTAGCCGTATCGTCAGTACCTGATGGTGCAGATATTGTGGCATCTGAACAATTCCGTAATTGGTATCTAGATGTGTATCTCGGAGAGATCTTAGGGTACCCTCCGGGATCAATCGATAAGCTTCGTACGGCAATCGAGCTAGGCGCGCCTTTAAAAACATTTCAAAATTCATTCAATGACCCAGCACACTACAAGGCTCCGCTAGGGCGCCCAAACTCTCCACTGCCAGCATCAATGATAGAAGCCCCTCCCGGCTCAGAGGCACAAATTGCTTACGTTTACGGCCGTGCCTCATTACTGAATGCTGCCAATATTGAATTTGAAGAAGAGAATGGGGCAATAGAAGAATATGCAAAAGAGAAGATCGATGAAGACTCTGGACTTCCAAAGGCTTTAATTGAGAAAAGATACTTGCTTGGGCGAAGCTCTTACAAAGCACAAATTGTAGAACAATGGCAAAAAGGCGGAGATCTAACAAGCCGGGGCTTACAGGGGTTTAATAGTGCCGCCAACGATGCCACCAAGGATGTGAGACAAAAAATAGATCCACAATATTTGATTCCTGGTGGAGCATTTCAGCAAGTATTGGAATACAATATTGGCTTTATTGATAATATAGAAGAAGGTAAGTGGACGCACTTCAACGGAATAACCAATAGTACACCGCTGCCGTTTCCACTTTTTGACGGGACAAAGTGGTATGAAAAAAGCCACGAGGAGCCCTGGCGCGAAGAACTCTTTAACACGATCAACATTACGATAGAATGTGATGGAGTGGTTACCCGCCCATATACGGATTTAGTCCCCGAGAGTACAGCAGACCGCGCCGAAAACCTCCTTGGTGATGATTCTAAATGGATAAAACTTTACACGGGCGAGGTACCAGATCTGTTCTTTCTGGCTCTTACATCCCCCATCGTTGCAGAAGACTTTGAAAGTTTACTTGGCACTAAAGAATCAGAGATTAAAGAAAATATTACCAACAGTCTTGCTGGACCCACCCCTGCAGCGCAGACACCTCTAGGAAGATATTTGGGAGACTCTTCACGAGACTGGTTGTCAGTATCTGGCGAGGGACAAGAGAAATTTCTTGAGAAAGTCAAAAAATCAGCCGTAAGTCATATATTAAAAAATCTTGATAAGATGGGTGGACCCACCGATCGAGGATGGTCGAATCCGAAGGTTTTGGAACTCATAGCCAATCATACCTTCGTGACCAACTACCATCAAGAAAAAGGGGGAAATCTTTTTCTTACGGCAACCATACACAGAAGTTACTTTGATGTGCTCCCGCGCAACACTAACCAAATGTCCAAGTATGAGATAGCTTTTGGTGAGGGCTCATACTACGGAGGTTATTACGAACACCACCTTAGGTTCAACGGCAGTTTCGAAAAGAGTCTTGAAAAGTTCACCTTAGCAATGGAAAGCTTCCAAGACAAACTGGAGGAAGAGAAGCGGAACTCGATCATCAGCGACGAGAATTTCGCTATCTATGGATCACCCTCCGGCCCTCAATTAAGTCAATTTGATAGTTTTACACAACTTGTTGCACCCTCAAGATACTTTGAGGGCAGCGCCGCCGAATATTTAGAAACAAACTCTTCTCATGGTTATGAGGTAAAGCCACGTGAACTTGCTGAAAAGAAGGGAGAACTTGTATTCATTTGCGACTCTGCCTATTCTTTAAAGGGCATTTACGCAATTGTCAACGGGCAAAAAAGGCCGCTCAGAATTGGGTTTGGCGCCTTCCGAAATGATCTCGCAGTATCTAAACAAAACATACTGTATCTCATTAACATGGAGCAAATTGTTGAGGCGGACCTGGCGAAGAAAAGTATAGGAGATTTCCTAAGAGATTTTGTCATTAGTCCCCCGACTCTTACTCCTACTTCTACGGAGAAGGGTAAACTTCATGACAGCGTGAAAACACTCCAACAACTTAACGAAGAAAACAACTATCTGAGCGACGTCAAGATCCAGGAAATGGTAGCAGAAGCCACTGAAAAGAGGGCTCACTGGAGTGGGAGTCCTACTTTTGTATTCCTAGAACAGACTACGTCAAAAATACAAAGCATTAGCGATGCATATGAACACTTCCTTGCCAAGTATGGTGTAACTGAAGTTGCTAAGCAGATTATGCAATGCATAATTGAACTAATAGGGATAGACTGGAGTTGTGAAGCTCGCCTTGAAGCCGCCTTTAATTATCTTGGTGTAGAAGAGTTTAGAAAGAACGTCCTTCTTCCTTATTTTGAGATCGCTGGCTGGGGCGCAGACGCCCTTGCTAAATCGACTGCAAGTACGTACGCACAAGCCGAAGCCGCTCTAGAGCCAGTTCGTCAACGTCGTCGTGAAACCTATTACGGTTCTTTGGCCAAAATAGATAGCTCTTATATGTTCATGAGCGCTGAGGATTTGGAAAAAGCCTTTGAAAGCGCCGCCGGCGCCAAACAAGGGCTAGCCGAGCTAGATGCCCAGACGACGAAGCGGGCGTCATTTGTAGATTTTTCCGAAGACGCAGCGTTATTCATCGAGGAACTAGGTGAAAGATTCGAATTAGAGTCAATTTGTGAAAACTTAGCAAGCTACTTAAGCCAGTTGATGGACATCGTAACTGATATTGGCTTCAATGATCTTAGTTTCAGCTTTAAAATGCCAAATCCTCCTAAGATTGGTCTTCCCACCATAAAACCGATCGCCACCGGCGCACTGCTTGATGCGATTGGTGAAGCGATGAAGGAGGCTCTCCAAGAGGCGATCGAAAAGGCAACCGCTGGTTTAGTCCGCGCACTTCTCAAAACAATCCTTAGGATATGTCAGGATTTGCGAAATGCGGTCAAGGCGGGAAAGCAAGTAGGTGATACACCCAAGGTACCAATCTCTGCGGCAGATCTACAGGGTCTCCTCGACGGACTGTTCGGACCTGACGGTAACTCAGGAAAAGGTGCTCTCCCCAAATTCAAGGCACCGTTCGAGTTATCCGTATCAAGCGATAACACGGCAGCACAGCTACAGTTGTTCCTGGACGAGATAACCTCTAAAATGTTACCCAGTACTCTATGCAACTTACTTAATGGCGTTGCATCGTCCGCTACGCTCAAAAGCACACTTAAGTCCGCTAGACGCCACCCAGAGCTACGCGACGTTTTCTTGGATGCGGACACTACGCGACAGGTTTTCTTGCGCTTAGGATCGCTGGTGAGCCCAGGGTTCTGTGCTTCGTTGTTATCCTTCAACGAGGACATAATAGATGACACGTGCGATATCCCTCCCCCTTCCGATAATCTAGGGCAGAGAAACCAAAAGGATTATCAGGATCTTAAGCAGGATTTAGACGCACAACTCCAACAGTATTTGAAACTAGCCTCTGGTGATCAAAGCCAGATCATGGATAATTTAATAGAGCCCCCGTGCAATCCGCCCCCTGCGGATCCTGCGTCGGCAACCCCGCCAAAGCCTCCCGTTGTAAACTGGAAGGCTATCCCAGTTGTCGAAGCCTCGAACAATACTGCGATCAATGTGTTTTATGCCAATATTAAACAGCGCTTTGCTTCCAATATACCCTCGTCTTACAAAAACACGATCAAGTTGTCTGACGAGGCGACGACTAGAGAAGCACCACTTACCGCTGCAGACTACGCCAGGGCCCTAGAAATTCAACAAGCCTACTCTCGCGCCAGCGACGGCGACGAGGACGCCAACACCCTATTTGCAGCTAAAAAGATAGCGATATCTGAAAAGCTGACAGCAATGAGCGCCTCCCCCGGATTTGTACGCTTTATAACCCCTGGTATAGTTCCGTTGGCACACGCAGATTTTGTCAAAGACGAATTCTCCCTCGCCGGCGGACGCGGCAGCGGCGGTTCAGTGCGCCGCCAGGTTTTAAATCTTCATTATTTTGGCGAACCAGAAGAGACCGATCTGCCCAGTCTCCCTGATGTTTTGTTTTTACAAGGCGACATGCTCGGCGCCCCATATTCAGGCAATACATTTGACGATTTTGTAATAATATACGAAAACAGCCTTCCGGGACCAACACCCCCTCTTTCTGAGGTGATGCATCAAATAGAGAACGCAGCTGTTGTTGCCCCTGCCACTATCGGGACTCTGGATGGGCAAATTCCGAACCACCGCCATAACCAATGGAACTCACGTCAAATAACAAGAATTCCTGAGAGGGCACAGACATTATTATACCCTGCCACAGAAGTTGTTGACAAACTATCAAAGCAGTTTAAACAATTTGCGTACAACAACATCAGCGAAGTTAAATTTAATAAAGAGCCCAACTCTAAGTTGGAATTTAAGATGAATCTTAGCCAGGTGCTTACAGATAAGATCGATACAGGTGCAAATGATCGGGATGAGTTCCGGGCATTTTATAACAATAGTACCGAAGTAACACAGCCGGCTGCTGCCGAAGACCCCTCCCTTACTAACGTGGAACAGTATGACGTTAATTATTATGATATTGTTGAAAATGGAACTGACCCAGAGTTAAAGCCGCCTGGCGAAGAAAAGAGCGAGATGTTTTTAAAGAAAATTGATAGATATTTTCAGCTTCGCGCAGATGTATCACTCGCTGATGATGTCGATAAATTTAAATTTAAAAAAGCTTACATGATGCAGTGCTTGCTCTATACGGCCGAAGTTATCGATACTGCACCAAATGGCCCGATTCAGACGGCTGATGATCTGACAAATATAGAGTTTACTCCTTCACGTCAGGATAGAACATGGAGAGCAAATGGCTTCATAGAGCGCCCTCCTCTTGACGGAGCCCCTGTTGCACCGGGAAAGCCAATTGATTTTATGGAAATCCCACCCTCGGTCCCGCACGGGGATCTCACTAGCATGCGTGCCCTAAAGAAGCTGGTAAAGGATGCTTTCCAGGAAACGCCTGTATGTGATCCTGCCGGCTCACCGCTAGAGGATAAGAACATACCACAATTAGCCAAAGCCGCACTCCTGGGGGTCATATACCTCTACATGAGGACATATACACTACAATTCTTCATGAAAATATATCCATTCTCAGTACAGTATAGTCTTCTTGACATTTGTCGCTCTAATTTGGTTCCTCTTCATATCGCACAAAAATTCAAGGCAGATCTTAGCCAAGATGCGGGATTTTATTGTGACTTTATGGAAATTGCCGGCAGTATTATGAGGGAGAGGAAAATAAGAAACGATGAACTTGTGAGTCGCGACCCCATCACCGGCCGCCCCATTGAGATGAATTCACAAGACGATATGTTGGTGTTCTTCATAAAGGAGCAGATTGCTTCCTTGAATGAGGAATTCGAATACATTATTGAGGATCACCTTAAAGAAATGGAGGGTCTAAACTTATTGACGCCAGAGAAGCAACGTGCGTGGGAACGCGTCCGACGCGACAAGAAGAAGAAACCTCTAGATTTCTTTTTGTTAGATCCGGACACTCTAGATTGTGCTTCAAATTATGCATTTTATACCAATCCTTCAGGGGAAAAATATGAGGGCAGTAGCGGCGGAAAGTTTTACTTTGAAAAATATATACGGGTAATTGACAAACCCGAAGATCAAATGCCACAAAACAATGCGATAACCAATTTGTTAAGTATCGTACGAGTACCGCCGGCAACAGGTACTAAACGACGAGCCGCTATGATAGAGGAAGCGTGGTTACAACACCCGCTCCAGGGCCATCCCTACTACCACAGGATTCAAGACTTCTTTTCCAAACCAGATTTAGTTAATGTTGTAAACATTGAGGATTGGAGTGCATTTTGGGACGATGCTAGAGAACAAGAGGGAATAAGCGATCTTCTTTTAACAAACAAGCCGTCAGACTTTTTTGAAAGTGTATCACTTGGAGTGAGGCTTGTATATGTACTTCCTTATTCACAATTTCCCGGCGACCCCGCCCTACCGCCAGTAGATGATCCAGATAATATCCTTGGTGTTGACGGTCACAGCATTTTTGCAGATCCGGAAACCCTCGTTTCGGTGATGAACCCAGAATTTTCTCGAAATGAGAAAGCCGGCCGCCTGCTGCAGGTCACCCATACTGTACCACCGATGACTCGTCAAATAATTTCTTTGCCGCTCATGGAAAGAGAGTTCGACCTGATCGCTAGCGGTGACTCTTGGTCCCGCGTGGCAGCCCGCTCCAATAACCATCTCGCCGCTCAAAATACACGAATTGTAGATTTAAGAAGCGAACTGGAAAATGAGCCAGAGTTTAAGTTTCTATTTGATTATATCTTCCCAACAGATAGATTGTTCGCAGATGCCTTTGTAAATGTTAACCTTAACGTTTCTCAAAACTATCGAGAAACCAACAACTCTTATACAGCAGTTAAGAGGGCATTAAGGAATCTGTTCTACGTGCTGATTAACGATGATCCTATTAATAAGTGCAAAGAATACGAAGACGCAGACATCATGGCATCGCTAATGGGACTTGATTGGGGTTCAATTATGGAAGATATGGGCATCGATATTATACAGATCACGTTTGACTTCTTTGCATCGATCCTCATGGCGGCCGTTAACATCTTAGGATCTGCCATAGATCCGTTTGGGCTGTTAAAGTTAGTGCTTTGCCCATTAATACCCACTGAGGGGGAGTTTGGTGGCTTCGGCAGAACAATTAAGAAGGAGTGGGACTGCCTAACGTTACCTCCGTTCCCGCAACTTCCATCATCTGACTCTCCCACAGCATGCAAGACCGGCGGACTTTCACCAGAGTGCCTAAACGTGCCCCAGTACACGATTATTAAAGGGCCCGACGGAAATCAACTCTTGGAGATTCCAGAAGAGTTTAAGCCGGGACTTGGGCCCAACGATCCTGTGATCACTTACACCACGAAAGAGGCACTGGATACGGCTAAGGAGACGCGTCAAGACGCTGAGAGGGCCGCTACCCGCATCGCCCTGGACGCCAGCGACAACAAATCCGAACAATCCCCACTCTCGGCCTGGGCTTTCAGTGCCAGCCCTCCAGCTGAACCGGACGATAGCTGAAATTGGATACTATAGATAAAACTTTGCTAGTTTTCCGTCCAAGTTCATAATTAGTGTAGGATAAAAATGCCAGGACTTACCCCACGATTGCCGATAGAGCGAACTCCTCAAGACGGATATGCTTTAATTCAGACATACGCAGACCTAATAACACAGAATTTAAAAAATATTGTGCTGACAAGTCCTGGTGAACGGATGATGGATCCGGTCTTCGGCGTGGGCTTACGAAACTACCTATTCTCTCAGAATGTTTTTGAGGTTCACGAAAACTTGAAGATTGCGATCTCGCAACAAGTGGGCAAATACATGCCTTATGTGGAGCTTCAGTATATTGACGTTTCGGATATAGATGAATCTAATGCAGTACATGTTTCAATTCAATATCGAGTACCATCACTCGGTGTCGCAGATAGTATAGATGTTAGTACTTCCTTGAGAGACGGTACTATCATAGAAATGTAAACTTAGAGAACTTATTGAATGCCAAAGAAAAAAGTAGCAGTTAAATATACGAGCAGGGATTTTGAATCCATTAAAACGGATTTAGTAGATTATGCAAAACGTTATTATCCTGACACATTCAGAGATTTTGGTGATGCTGGTTTTGGCTCCTTGATGCTTGATACAGTAGCTTATGTGGGCGATATGCTTTCGTTCTATCTTGATTATCAGGCGAACGAGTCTTTTTTGCCTACTGCGATCGAATATGATAATGTTGTCAAACTATCGAGACAGTTGGGATACAAGCTGGATCTAACCCCTAGTGCTTTTGGAACTGCGGCTTTTTATCTTCTTATCCCTGCTGATCCTGTCACATTAGCTCCTGATACTCAATATATGCCCGTCCTTGAGCGCGGCACAACAGTGTCCACGGCTGACGGGAGAGGGTACATTTTAAATGAAGACGTGAACTTCGGGAGTCTAGAGGGCATTGACCCTGTTTCCGCCCGCCAGGATCCGACAACAGGTAATACGAGCTTTTTTGCCGTCAAAGCTTATGGGCAAGTAATATCTGGAGATATCTTGAGCGAGGATGTCATCGTTGGAAACTTTGAAAAGTTTAGAAAGATCAAGTTGAGTGGCGAGAATATAACTGAAGTCTTGTCAGTAAAAGATTCTGAGGGCAATGAATACTTCGAAGTAGATTACCTATCGCAAGATGTTGTATATAAGCCCACAAGAAATCGGAATTCTGATAAAGACGATGTTAACTCTGTCCTTACTGCCGTACCAGTTCCACGCCGGTTCATTGTAGAAAAGGATCGCACTCAGATCGTACTCCAGTTTGGTTTCGGTTCAGACTCTGAGCTTGACACTAGGACCATCGCCGATCCCAGTCAAGTAGTTTTAAAGGTCATTGGTCGCGATTACTTTACAGATAAGACAGTCGATCCCAGTCGTCTTCTTCAAACAGATAAGCTTGGAGTCGGACCATCTGACACAACGTTGACAATTAAATACAGGACGAATAGTGAAGCAAACATGAATGCTGCTCCAGGCGCCCTTAACAATGTTGTGGGACCAATTGCGAGATTTGATAATCTTTCTTCTTTGAATCTTGCAACTGCAAATCAAGTTATATCATCTCTAGAAGTTAGTAATGAAAATTCTATCGTGGGGAGTGTTTCTTACCCCACCGCAGAGGAAATCAAGAAAAAGGCGTACGCTGCTTTCGCAACACAAAACCGCGCGGTCACAAAACAAGACTACATAACGATGGTATACAACATGCCAGCCGAATTTGGCGCAGTAAAGAGATGCAACATAGTGCAGGACAAAGATTCCTTTAAGCGAAATCTGAATTTATATGTTATTTCTGAGAATAGGGCTGGCCGCCTGATATCTTCGAATGCTACGCTGAAACAAAATATAAAGAAGTGGTTAACCAGCGTTAAAATGATTAATGATACCGTTGATATATTGGATGCGAGAGTAATAAACTTTGGAATAGATTTCAGTGCAGTCCTTGATTACGGGGCTAACAGGGTAGATGTTATGAGTGATGTTCAGGCAGCTTTAGAGGATTACTTTGACACTGTTCCGAATATGGGAGAGTCCTTTTTCATTTCTGACATTTACAACGTGGTAAACGATTCTGAAGGGGTGGTTGACGTGACTGATGTTACTATCAAGGTCTTAACTGGGGGGAATTATTCCGCAACCTCTTTTATTATAAATGATCATATGACAATTGACGGAAGAATTATAGAGATGCCAATCGATTTTATATGGGAAATTAAATACCCCAAAGTTGACATTAAGGGAACATTTAGGTAAGTGGCTATCAAGCGATATACGGCGGATGCAGATAACACTCTGACAAACGCCTTTGAGACAAATTTGGTGACCCGAGGTACCGGCTCCAACATGGGTCGCGCCGATATTTTAGAGGTGTTTCACATTTTTGGACAGGAATCCTCAACTTCTCAAGAGCTATCTCGGGTACTGATCAACTTCCCGGTCTCGGATATTTCTACTGACCGAACAAACGGCGACGTTCCCGCCAGCGGGAGTGTCTCTTTCTATCTCCGGATGTTTAATGCTCCTCACGCCTCCACGATTCCACGAGACATCACTTTATCCGTCATGCCCGTATCCCAATCATGGGAGGAGGGTTATGGCTTGGATATGGAGAATTATAGTGATCTGACGTATGATCAAACTGGCTCCAACTGGGTTAATGCCGGCTCTGGGAGTACTTGGACCACGGCCGGCGGCGACTTCTTGGATCAAAACAAGAATGAGAATGTCTTCGATATCGCGATGGAAGATGGTACAGAGGACATAGAGTTAGATATCACGCCGCTCGTCGAGGACTGGATTAAAGGCAGTGGAGATTCCGGAGTGGACAACTACGGAATTGTTGTACGCCTCACTTCAAGCATAGAAACTGGCGGTACCACCCAGTACACCAAGAAATTCTTCGCTCGCTCTTCGCAATATTTCTTTAAGCGCCCACTGATCGAGGCACGATGGGACTCCTCTACAACAGATGATAGAGGGAACTTCTATTACAGTAGCTCAATAGCCCCGGCCGCCGACAACTTGAACACGCTCTATCTCTATAACGTGATTAGAGGGCAGTTAGCGGATATTCCCGGGACCGATCAGGGAGCCATCTATGTGAGCGTCTACTCTGGCTCAGACGATAACAGTGAGCCGTCAGCTTCCAAACTTCAATTAAGTATTGGCGGCGACGTTGCTGCAGCCAATGATCTTAATATAACCGGTGGTTATGTATCGACAGGCATCTATTCTGCTACCTTTGCCGTTACGGCTGCCGCAACTCCATTAACTAGATTATTTGATATCTGGCATGATGATGCGGGGGTTGAGTTTCATACTGCTTCCATTACTCCTAAAACCTTTGGCTCTTCAAACTATAACTTGAATTATGAGTTAGTTGAGAAAGTAACAAATCTTAAGGCCGTTTACCATGTCGATGAGAAGACTACAAGATTTAGACTCTATACAAGACAAAAAAATTGGAACCCGAATATCTATACGAAGGCTATAGCTCAAATTGAAAACTATCCTGTCGAGACTGTTTATTATAGTCTGTACAGAACCTACGATCAGTATCCTATTTTTGCTTATGGCACCGGCAGTAGTGATCATAATTGTACAAAGTTATCCCTAGACACTACTGGTAGCTATTTTGATATAGATGTCGATGCTTTGGAGCCGGGATACTCTTACACTCTAAGATTTATTTATTACTTGAGTAACAAATACGTTGAGGGAGAGAAAGAGTTTAAGTTTAGAGTCGAAAAATGAGCGACAGTTTAAAAAACTTATTTAAAAAGGGCGGCAACCGGGCGACTCTTGATAACAAGAGCATCTCTGAGATTGCCGACGAAACAAACTCTGTTACCAACAAGTACGTTGCAGAATATGTTGATAAAAAGAGAAGACTTCTACCACATATTGACTTTGTATCTGCTTCAAACTTTGTAAAGTTTGGTTTAGCTGAGAAGTATTACGAAGATGCTATTGATCGCATCACCACCCTCTATCCTTACGATGGATCCCGCTACGAAAAATTACAATGGGAAAATAGCTCATCATTTCTAGAGCTTCATTTGTATGACAACGATTACCCGCGCTCAACCGGCTACGTAACATTTGCCTCCGGCGGGTACGCAATTGATAGCGGTGAATGGGGAAACCCAGCCACGAAGGAATATGTCCATTTCTACGGGGGACCAAACACAGCCTCAGCAGGGATGATTGGAAAGCCAATCTATACAACTTATAGTGGATCTAACGTTTGGGACACTGGAAGTCTTCGAGAATCAAACCTCTATTGTGACGTTTCCGGCAGTGGCATGACGATAGAGTTCTGGTTGAAGATGGGCGAGCTTGACCCCACTACAACCACCCCATATCAAATGATATTTGATATGTCAAATGGAATCTCCCCAGAGGCTCCTCCCATATGGGACCAGGGCGCCGGCGCTTCCTCGGGCCGAGTTTCCTTATATCTATACAACTCCGACGGCGGCGGTGATGCCTATAAAGGACTAGTATTTACATTCCAATCTGGCACGATCGGAGGTGGATCCAAGTACACGACATTTCCTGTCAGACCAATATATTCGGTAGATGATGGGTTTGATTTTGCTACCACCGGTTCGTGGAATCACTATGCTGTCTCTGTAGAATCGCGCACGGACACCTCCTTCGCCGGAACCACAGCTAATTATCCGGGGGTTCTGACGGTAAAGACTTATCGTAATGGGACTTTGGTAAACACTGTTGAGCGAGCCTGTGGAAATGAGCCACTAGCCATAACGGGGAGCCTGCAGGCAACGATAGGTGCCACCTGTCGTGGTTATCGTAGTGGAGTCATTACGGAAACTGGCTCCTTAGGCTGGTACAAGCTCTCCGGTTCAGTAGACGAATTCAGATATTGGAAAACTGTCAGAAACGCAAAGGAGATAGGACTAAACTGGCTTGATCAGGTTGACGGTGGTGTAAATAAAGAGGATGCAACAAACAAGCTTGGTGTTTATTACAAGTTTAACGAAGGCATCACTGGTGACGTTGCTACTGATAGAATAGTTTTAGATTATTCCGGACGTATTACAAACGGAACCTTTGTTGGGTACGCAGCAGGGGCCCGCAACACCGGCTCGGCGATCATCGAAGCTAGCGCATCAATGAAAGAATTTGAGGATCCGATTGTTAGAAAGAACAATCCGGATGTTATTACACTTAAGACAAACTTGATGAACTCTGGATCGGTCTACGATTACGAGAACATCTCTAGTATGTACCGTTCTCTCCCTTCTTGGATTCAAGAGGAAGACGGTGAAAACGGTGCCCTTAAGAAGTTAGTTCAGATAATGTCCACTTACTTTGACAGTGTCTACTTGCAAATCAAGGAGCTATCAAGTCTTAAAGACAACAAAACATACACGTCTCCCAAAGATAAGCCCTATCCGTTTATGAGAGAGATGCTTGAGTCCCTTGGATTAACCGCCCCGGAAATGTTTGTAGAAGCGACGATTATCGAAGACCTCTTGGCCCGTGGCGATAATAAACTGTTCGCCGATGATCTCTTCAATGTTAAGAGCAGAATTTATGAGAACGTTTACAATAACCTCATCCACATTTATAAATCTAAGGGTACTGAACGCGCGTTTAGAAACCTTGTTAGGTGCTTCGGTGTTGACGAAGAAGTAATTGACCTTAAAATATATGCCGACGGGGTAGAATACGAGATATCTGAAAATCTCAGAAACAAGACATCTAGAAAAAAGTATATCAATTTTCACACTGCAGACAACTCTAACGCGGTGTGCTACCAACAGACCGCTAGCAGCAACACGAACTCAACCCCGTATTTGAGTGGTTCTGAATACTTGCAGGACGGATTTGGGATGACGTTTGAAGCAGACGTCGTATTCCCTCAGGGTTATGACAGCGTTACAAGAAAGGGCGTTCTTATTGGACCAACCATTTTCACCGCATCAATATACGGAGTCCACACTCCTGTCGCTGACGGTGTTACTACACAATGGGAGTCCAGCGACAGCGCCAACTTCCAGGTATTCGCTGTAAAGCAAAACACCCAGAGCGAGCCATCAATGGGGGAGGTCAAGTTTATGTTGACAAGCTCCCAAGTGGATGCCTCGACTGAAGGACCTGTACCTGAGTTAACATCATCGGCGATTCCTGGAGTGTATGCAGCGAAGCGATGGAACTTTGCTGTCAAGGTAGCTCCCTCTTCTTATCCACAATCGTGTATGGTTACGGGTAGTTGTGAAGATGATTACAAAGTGGAGTTTTATGGCGTTAACGTAGAACTTGGTGAGAATCAACACGAATTTTACCTGACTGGAACAATGACGTCGGAAGAAGGGAAAGCTTTCATGCGCGCGCATAAACGGTTCTATGTTGGTGCAAATAGGCAAAACTTTACTGGGTCGATGCTACAACAGTCGGATGTAAAGATCTCCTCTGCCCGAGCCTGGTTGGATGTGCTCGACAATGATGAGATCCTTGCCCACGCAAAGGACCCAACCAGCTTTGGTCGGCTCCATCCGTATAGACAAGCTTTCATGATGCAGGGTACTGGGAGCGATGATAGCATTCAAAATTACATTCCTCGTATTAATACACGCATGCTGGACTGGGACTTTGAGTTGGTCATCTCCTCCTCGTCCGGAACACGTGGTCCGATATATAACGACGCTGGATTCGATGTCATCGATGTTTCTTCTGGCTCTCTAACAGATTCACAAGGCGCGGGTTGGCTTGGAAACTTGCTGTACTTACAACACACGGGCCGCGGCGAAATGTTCTTGCCCAATTTAACTGATGTGGTCGAGACGAATTATGCTTTCATGCAGAAACAACAGACTGTGGAAAACGTTGATAGTTCTGACTTGATTAAAGTTGCATCGAACGATGATTTCTACTTTGATCGCACCACGCGCCCGATGAATTACATGTTCTCAATTGAAAAGAGCATGAATGATGCGGTCTCGCGCCAAATGCTCTCATACTTTGCGACGATAACGGATTTCAACAACTTGATTGGCGAGTCGGTCAACCGCTACCGTCAGTCTTATAAGAATCTAGAGAAATTACGAGAGATTTTCTTTAGCCACGTTGAAAATGACACGATAGAGTTTGAAAAATATCTGGAGTATTATAAGTGGCTAGACCAATCAGTAACGACAATGCTACTGCAGTTGATCCCAGCATCGGCAAACTTTGCAGGGACTACTAGAACTGTGGTAGAAAGTCATGCACTGGAGAGAAATAAGTACTGGAACAAGTTCCCCACGCTTGAGAGTAAATTTAGTGATCCCGAAGATCCTGCCCGCGGCATCAACGAGCTTTTATATGATTGGAAGCACGGACACCACCCGGTTAGCAATCTACAAAGCCAGAACTGTTTTTGGTGGCGCCAGAAGGCCGAGCGCAACGCCGGGCTCCTTTCATCGAGCGATGCAGGTGTTAATACAGATAGGACAGAGATCCTCGACGCGTCTCAGCAAACTTTCAATAGAAAGTTAAATTCGGTTTATGAATTCAGGGCAGTTGAAGTCAAGGATATAAGGGCTGGTTCCAACGCCCCAACGAATGCAAAAGAAAAATTACTATTGTCAACGTTTGATAGTGTTGAAAATGAAGGGTCCATGGCTCTTTATCACGATTACTCGTATATCTCAGGTTCCGATCTCGAACAGCTTGAGGACTGTGATGATGTCCTAAAGCCAACATTTATAGATGCGGAAGGCAACCCGGCTACCAAAAAGAGAGTATCGTACTATACCCATACTGGCTCTGCTAGTGATGGATCTCCGACAGAAGTTATCAAAGAGAATGCTCCGTTTACGTTTTATTCTTCCTCAGTAACTACAGGGTATGTTAAAACGATCCATGAAATCGGAGGCTTTGAAGGGATTGAGGCAACTAATCTTCATAATGATTCATATGGTCCTGATTATGAGACACCACTTCAGGGTCCCTTCACTGAGAAGTATGTCGGAGGTTATCAGTATCGTCACGTAGACGTAAACTATTCATCCCCAGAGCACGTACTCGATACCCGGTTTAGCCGCCCCGAGGGTTATCGTATAATAACGGATACGGAAGTGGGAGGAACGGGTAGTTCGGTAGTTGTTGCCGGGCCCGCTACTAGTCGTACTGGCACGCTAGAAGCCTCAGCGTTTTTCGACAACACGGTCGGCGGCTCTTCTGGCATTAGGGTGCTGTCTAGTTCTATCTCTGATACTTTGGATTTAAGCGGAGAGATCACCACGGGTAACCCGCTGCAGCAGGATGGCGTTACTATGTGGATCAAAACGGATGCAGACTTTTCTGCTGATACTTATGGGGGTATGCTTTTCCGCATATATGAAGGGGTTACCAATCACTTTGCAATCTACATCGATGAGAACAACTTCATCAGCGCCGGCGCCGTCGGCGGCACCCCGACTATTCAAGGCAGTACTGCAATTAATGACGGAGAGTGGCACTTTATTCATTATATTAGGGAGTTTACCAAACCTCTCTTTCTCCAGCCGATAAAAGATGAATATCTTTATGTTGATGGGGTACTTGTTGATGACGCTACTACTGACCCATCTCAAAATGATATTACACTCGGGAACAGTATCGCTATTGGTGCAGACACCGTGGCTGCCTCGTCCAACACTCCCTACAGGGGTCATATTGGCGAGATTGTAGTGTACAGCACGGGCACTATTGATGCCGTAGAATCTCTTTACGGCGCTTCAAAACTCGGTGGACCCGGGGCATGGAATGTTATGGAGGAATTCCCCAATAATGTGGCTGCCTGGTGGCGCTTTGGCGTTGATGAAAAAAGCTTTCTATATGATTCTTCAGGTAACTCAAATACTTTGGGGACTGTAAGTTCAGGTCCAACCCGCGGCGCCGCCCCACCCACTACATTTCAAGCTGACAACGCATATAAATATCTTCCATTCGCCAATAGAACAAGAGAGACGTACGCGAAGCGGCCCGTTAACATTGCCAACATCCAACAGGTTACAAGCTCCGGTATAACCAAGATCGGCAACTTCGAAAAGAATTACCAAGTTGTTCAAACAAGCGGCAGAAAAGCCAACAATTTGTTCATTGAAAATCTGTCAATTTCCAATAGCGAGTCCTCATACGTAACTGGTGTTGTCGACTACTCCTTACCGGAGAGGACGACAAACCAAACCGTCATAACTGAAAGATTCAGCGCCCCAGGCTCTGGTGAAGTGATGGCGAGAGGAACAAGAGATTACACTTCCGAGGAGTACTCTCCATATAATGCAATGCCATGGAGAAACTTAAGCGTAAGGCAGCCACTCAATTCACTACTTAAAGATCACTCTGGTCAGTATGGAATAAAGGCGTTCAGCCTAACTTCCTCGCAGCAGTTAGACAATCTTCCGCATTATGTAGTCGGCAACTATCAGGGGACCAACAGAAATACGGCTCGAAGATACGAGAAAGATGCGAGATTTGAGAATCACTATTCAATCTATTTCCCTCAGGGCACGTGTCAGACCGACAGCAGTGACTGCAAACTGTATCTTTCACTAGAAGATGCTTCAACCTTAAACTTGACTAATACTTCTTTTTCAATGTTTGCGTGGGTAAAGTTTCCTGTAGGGTTCTCTCATGATAGCGGCACGGGAGTGGTGGTAGCTCTTGGCAGCCAGGGTAACAATGCAAAAATGTCTCTGGGGATCCGTAGCACCGGCGCCGTCCGGGCAGATTCCTATGCTGGTTCTTCTGACTCTTTTGACTCTTCTGTACTTACAGAGGGTGAGTGGTACAACATTGGGCTCACGTGTCGTTACAACGGCGACGGCGGCGTTACCTATGGTACCATGTATATTAACGGCAAGGTTGTAAATACGAGCGCTGCTTTAACAAGTTTCTCCTCCTCTATTGCTTCCACTGACAAAATAGGGATCGGCAACCAAAATAAATTCTTCGATAACGGATTTAATGGGTGGATATCCGACGTTGCAGTCTGGAACACGGAGTTAACCGGCAGCGACATCGTGCGTCTTTATGACTCAGGGAACAACAACAACCCAGGACCGACAGATCTCCAACTGCATCCTGCCTCTGGTAGTTTGGTTGCTTGGTACCGAATGGGTGATGATTCTGAGTTTGTTGAAGGTCAGGCACCTCGCACCCTTAGAGATTTCAGTGGAAACAGCAGTTACGCTGTGCCGTATAATACCGCCTCGGCCGGCCGTATTTCTCTAGAAGCGCCAACGGGGAGTACAATCCCTTACCCCGGCCGCTTCTACGCCACAGAGAATAAGCACTGTGCTGTGTTCGGCGCGCCCGTAACAAACCTTTACACAGGTAAGTATTTCAATGGCCCAACAGCCGCAGAGCTTCAGTGGTTTGGTGGCAAAACCGCCAGTGAGCCACACCCAGTCAGCTTTAGTGTATGGTTCAAGACTATACAGGCTGCGTACAGTCAAACCATTTTTTCTTGGAACGCCACCGCTGGCACACTTCGCTGCCGTCTCACAGTAACTACGAGTGGAATCTTGACCATTGATACCGATGAAGGATTGTCAACGAGTGCAAACTTTAACACTAGTGCCAATCGCGTGGATGATGGAGAGTGGCACCACGTCACTTTTGGTTCGTATTACAATGCAGGAACCAGCAAATATGTCGGCGATGGTTATCTAGACGGCGTCTGGTGGGGCGCCTCCATCCGTATGGGTATGGCTATGGGTACCACTGATATACTGACCGTCGGCGGCGAGCAGCATGCCACCCTCGCCTACGCCAACTTCTTACGAGGAGAAATTGCACAGCTATCTTTCTTCACTGGATATGTTACTCCCTCTGTCGATAGCACTAGTACCGCCTTTAGCGCGCCGTTCTATCGCTATGTGGGAGATACAGCTTATACTCCGGGACCAACAGATCCTTATACGAACTACAGCGATTCGTTCCACTCAACGCATGGAATATCAAGTTCAGTAAAAGCCGTATATAGGTTTGGAGACACTCCCGGCGACTCTGCCACTGCTATAATTAACGGAGCTAGCGGGAGTTTCGGGTTGACCGCCGCAACAGCCTCCTCACACCAAGCCGGTATCGGTCCTTGTAGCTTGACTGCAAGTAGCATCACAAAGGCTCTCCCTGGCAGTGCAGTCTACGACAACTGGTTCGTTCAACATGCTATCCCCCAGTCTGACTCACAGTACCTATGGATCACCTCATCGATGCAGAGTTCCAAGGCTTTGGGGTACGCAACAGCATCTGATGATATAACATTCCTTAGTAGTAGTGACGTAGGATCTGGTCTTTACTACTGGGATAGCGTACGCTACTATGGTATTCCATGGGGACTGCCAACTTCAACTGCGTATTTTGAGTTTATCCCGGATGATTTTGTAGGTTTGAACACCAACCTTTATGAACCGGTAAGCTCTAGTATCAACACTGTTGGGTATCCGTTAGACTATGAGTGGTCAGCTTCCATTCCTCCTGGTCTTGTTGACCAAGTATATCAAGGTGGACTAGTTTACGGATGGTCGAACAAATATAAAGGCAAAGAAAAGATGTTCAACGGGCTTATGCATCACCGCAACGGTCCCTATCAATATCCTTCATGGAAACAGAT